TATGGTTGGCTTTGATAAACTCAATGCCTTTGAGGTAATATGAACTGTCTGTATTTATGTAACTATCAGCATCAACATTAGAGTTAAATTTATGTCCTAATGCAGAGTAATAAGAAGTATCATTACTTTTTATTACAAGAGGAGAATCGGTAATTATTGTGTCTGTTGTTAGTTTAAGCATATTAGCACTATCCACTAATAACAATGATTTATCAGTAATGATTGCCGAACCGTTATCTATCTTAAAGTTCTTTGGCGTATATATTCTTAATGTATCTGCTTCTTCTTTAACGTAACTACTATCGCCTATGTATGCTGTTTCTTTAATATGCACATTTGCATTAAGCCATAAATGTTGGTTTGCAGTTAGTTGGTCTTGCTTTCCATATATAATTGACAACGTAGTGTCCTCATGAGAATTATTTTTAATTAAAGAGCCTATTATTAGCCTATTGTCTAAATTATCAGTATTATGACCAGAAAAATATCCTAAAAATATATTATTATTGCCAATTGATGTTACAAATGCAGAATGAGAACCAATAAATGTGTTACGGTTGCCATAATTTTTATAACCTGTCATATAACCAATATAAGTATTATCTTCGCCATCGTAAACCTTACTACCACTTTTTGCACCAAAATATGTATTATGGTCTGTCAATCCAATATACCCACTTTTCTGGTTATTTACTTTAAATATTATTGGGCTATTGTCTGTTGTTCCTATAAAATTAGTAGCTGTATCTGTTGCAGCATTTCCAGTCAAAGACCAGTTACCCAACGCTGTTCCATCTACCCAAATTAGACTATCACCTGCACCTAATTTAAGCACTTGATTTAATGAACCTTTATTTAACGGCAATACATAATTCTTTAACGACAACCTATTATATATTTTAACAGGGCTTAAAGAATATGTTTTATTTATTCTAAGCGTATCGCCATTTTTATAGGCGTTCAGATATTTTATATATCCGTTAATACCGACAATACTTGTTTGTCCAAAAGCAAAAACATTTAGTATAAATAATACTATAATTAAAAATATTTTTTTCATTCTAATAATATTTGTTAAAAGTAAAATAAAAAGAACACGCCCCCATACCTATCCACGTTTGAGCTTTTATAGTAACGGTTGCTGTTAACCTCTGAGAATAATTAATAAATATTGTATTGTCTTCCATTTTATCAACGACTGCAGGCTGTACTGGCATCATATTATCAGCGTCTACATTAGTACCCATACTAATATCTGGTATTGATAATGTCATATCTATATCAGAAAATCTAATAACACAATTAAAAATTGTATATCCTGCAGGTATAATAAATGCTGTATCTGTATTTATATTTTCTAACTTAAATATTACTGTTGTACCACTACCTAAAGGGCGCCACAACAACAAAATAGTATCATAATAATAATGACGAAATTCGCCTGGATTTGTGTTATACCATAACATTTTTATATTAATAGGCGGGTTTACACCTTCATGTATCGCTTTAACAAGACCTAAATTTTTTGTAATAGCTGTCATGTTATGCAGGTTTTGGAGCAATTATTATTGTTTGTATTTCATAGTTTGTATCAATTTTCGTAATTTCATATTCTTGCTCAGCAATAATAACTTTAAATGAATTACAATAATATGGATGTAAACCTATCTTATTATCGTTGAATATTTTTATTAAATTCAAATCAGCAATGCCGTTTGGGCTTGTAGTTGTTGCACTTCTGATAGTATTTTCTTTGGCGTCATAAGTATATTTCAAATCAATAACAACATTTGATACAGGATAACCAGCGCCATCTCTAACATCAAGTTTATACAAATAAGTAGGTGTTTTTACAACTACATACGTTGTATATTCAAGCGAAAGTTTATAACCTGTTTCAGCAGCATAGCGTGCTGCTATTTCATTGTCTATTAATGACAATGCAGAATTACCCGAAGCAGCCAATCTTGCAATAGAATTTGAAATATCAAACTGACCTTCACGTATTAATTTTTCAATCATTGTGCCTAATTCGCCAGCGATAAATGCATATTTTTCTTCGAAAGTTGCAAAATCTTTTCTTGGTGTTACTTCAACGCTTTCAGCAAGTGTTAATTTCATAATTATATTATTTTTTGAATATACATTAAAGTTAAAAAAGGTTGTCTTACATCAACATCAGCGGGTGAAGCAACTCCACCAGCATCAGACGTATCACAATCAATATGATGCGTATGTGCGCCGCCTTGATCTGTCCACTCAACATATACAGGTCCTGAATCGCCATCATAATCTAACTGTTGATGATCACCACCACCGCTTCCTGTTCCATAAATACAAGGAATTAATTGATGTGCATGTGAACCTTTCTGTGGTGTTATCCAATCAACACGATGATGATGAAGCGGTAAATTATTTACAGTAATTGAACGATATTTACTACCACCTGTACCAGGGTACCAATAATCAGGATCAAGCGGGTCATAACCTACAATTACTCTACCTTTTAAATTTTTTGTATTAATACCTGCTTGTACAACGCCATTACATAAGGCCCAGCCTATTACATTTGGCGCAATACCTAAACCTGTATTATCAAAATCTGAAGCAGGATTACCACTATAAGCAACTATTGTTCCCAATGGTACACCATTCATTTCATTTGAAATTGACAACCACCAATCAGTGCCATCATAAGTAAACATTAATACTAAACCTGATCTTTGTAAGCGCTGATTTTGTAATATAAAGTTGACATCAATTTGTTCAATATTTCTTACAAGCGTATATGTTGTTGGATTGACATAATCTGTTACTATTCTTAAATTACGACTATTTAGTACAAGTGAACCTTCAAGTTGAACAATAAAACGATTGCCATTAATGCAAGGCGTGCCGTCTGACCGCACTTTATTTAAGTTGATGAAAATATCATTAGCTAAAGTAAGTGCTGTAAAATGTAATACTTGATGCTGTCTATCTTGTCCTACGACAAGATCAATCAGTGGCGTCGCATTCGTCATATACTTATGATCAAGACCAAATAAATCGCCTGTCAAAATAGATTGAAACAATATGTTCCAATTATTTGGGTGCGGTATTATTGCTATAAAACCTTGAGATATATGACCCGCGTAAGGTTTTAATTCACGATCTGCAGGGTCAGGTTTTAAATCACCGTTGTCAAGAAATGAATGCTCTGCATAATATCCAATAGTATCGTTTGGTAAAACTGTATAATCTGTAAATTCGCGAAATGTTTTATAACGATAAGTAAAATTATAAAGATACTCATCAACAGGATCCATTATTCTTACATATAACTTACCACAAGATAAATGTATTGGAAAGATAAATTCTTCTTCAATTATGCGATTATATTCTTTTGGGTCATTCCATCTTGCGCGTATACAAATTTCCTCAACATCTGGTACTATGTGTATTTCATCTGTAGGTGAAAGAAATTCGTCATAATCCACATAGTCAACTCTTATGTTTAACTGCGTACCAGTTTTTGTGCTTGAAATAATACGCGAATACTTACCAGATTTTGCATAAAGTCTCCAACCATCAAACATTCCGTTTACAAAATATGTAACGTCATTTTGTTTTAATATGCCACCAATGCCTGAATCTATTGTAAATAAATTTTGTGTTGTATCAAGCGACCAATTTGTTGACCGAAAACCCCAAGCAATATTTACTTCATTTAAAGTGCGAGGTTGCGTATTAATATCCCATTTAACTGATTCTACACCTATAATTGTGTTAGGTTGTCTATCTATTAAATGTATTTCATATTCAGCTCTTGTCTGCCATATTTCCAAACGTTTATCTTGTATTTCAACGTTTAAACCTGCAGTTCTTACTCTTGCTAAATAAAATTCTTCACCTGCAATTTTAGCGGGAGGCACATTTGGCGCAAGTGGATCTTCAGCAACAACGCTTATTAAAACATCGTCGTATTCATAAATCATTTTATCGATTGTAGCAGGTACAAAGCCGGGCGTAAATGTTCCTACAACTCCATATTTTAAACCTGTTTCAGCTAAAAAATCACCAGATAAAATTACAGTTGTATCGTTAACAACATCAACAACATCGTATTCGCCTATATTTAAAGATGAATTAACAAATTTTATTTTTGTAGTAAAATTAGGTTGACCTCGTAATACTTCTGTAAAAAATGTACCAGAACCAGTTAAATTGCCGTTAATATCAACATTTACGGTGCCTAATTCATAATTTACTTTTCTAAATTTTATTTTTATCCAATACCATAAACCTGTATTTGGTATTGTGAGTGAATAAGATGAATCAAGCGTTAAAATATTTGCATATTTATCAACTGCGCGTCCAGTTCTTATGTTAACAAGATGTGTACCTGATCCTACATTTTCAACAAGATATGAATAAGCTGCATCTATATGTAAACCATTTGGCAAGTTGTAACCTTTTACAATCCCAAACGTTGTAGTGTTAAATAGAAATTCTTGTTTGAAACCTTCATCTTCAAGGAAGCGTTTAAATCTATTTAATTCTTGTTTTTCCAAGAATAAATCTTCGCTTATTTTTAAATTTCCCATATCTACAAAAATAATTATTCTTTTTTAAAATAATACAAATGTACAATAATATTTATTGAGGTTGCTGTTGTTGTGTATAAAACGAATAAAAACATACAGTACCTATAATAACTTGACCATTATCGCACCAAGTAACAATACCATTCTCAAGTATTGTTTGTAATGAACACCAAAGTTCATCTGAAGTTAAATTTAACGAAATAAAAAAATCAATAATTTTACCGATTTCACTTTCGTCTTGTTTTATAAAAGAATGTTCAATAATACCTATTGCATCTAAAGCTTCAACTTGTTGTGCTGTTAACATGTTTAACAAAACATCAATCTGTGTAGTAAAATTTGTAGAACAAAGCTGTGTTAATTCTGCAATACTTTCTTCAAGAGTTAAAGGATATGCACGTATACAGCGCGGAATATTACCTTGCCACGACATAATCAGCATATTAAAAATATTTGCATTGCATATTATATGTGGATTGCAGCGCGGACAGCAATATTGGCCGAGTTGATTTTCTTTTATTAAACCTTGTGATAAATTATTCATAAGATTTATAATGATACCGGGTGTACCTTCTATAATTGTAGGTTCGCAATTTCTCATTGTTTAATTATTTTCATTTTCATATAATAAATCTTCAAACGTGCTTAATAATAGACTTTCATGCTCGATATTTTCAAATGCAAACTCAATAGGGTTTTTACATTATGTTTTAGATAAATAATTATTCCAAAACAAAACTGTATTATACGGTATGAGATCACGTCTAATAATATCATAAATTTGCGAAAACGTATATTTTGCGTTTTTATTTTCGGCAAAAATTTCAACAACATTAAAAGTATTAATAAAGCAATAACTATGCGAATATCTTAAAGGACGTATTTTAAAATCATATATATTAAATATGTCACCATCAACGTCTGATTGTATTTCTATATAAGGCATTAATCTGGTGATATTATCATCGTTGAATTTGAGATTTACGCCAGTTGATGTATTTAAGTGTCTTTCTACAGTTGTTATTAATTGATGTTGTTTAGAATATACAATTCCGCGTATAAAATAATATGTATTTGCTTTATGAATATTTATATGACTGTCAAATGTATCAGCCGTTAAACCAGTGTCTATCGCTGCCAAACTATATTTATTATTAAGACAGTCAAATACATGACATTTAAAATTTATTCTTGGGTTGTTTGCTACCGAATTAACTTTTACTTTAAATGTTATTTCATAATCAATTTTCGGATCAACAACTATACCTTTATCATGAACATCTAATTCATTAATAAAATCTTCAAAACCAAAACCTACTTTAAATAAAGTACTTGAAACACAATCAATAGTCGTCTGTGTAGTATTACTAATATTTGATGAACCAAATAAAGTATATTTTGATAAATCTAAACAGTCAGCTGTTTTTTCAAAACCTTTTATCAAATTATCGTCAAACTGCGTTCCTTTATACATTGGTGAACTTTGTCCTACTTTCCAGCCTGTATGTTCAAGTGCTTTTAATGTCCACATAAACTCATCACACGGTTTTATGCACAATAAACGTAAAATCTCACCATCTAAGAGCATATCGTTTCCGTTCTGAAGTAACTCGCCTTTGCGCATAAAAAGCGTCTTAGTCCCTCTCTTATAAATTTCGTTCAAATAATGTTCAGCAATATATTGCAAATCCTCAAGTGTTGTATAATGTTCACAAAAATGAATATTCAACTGCTTTAAATATTCAATAAGCAGATTTCTATCCATTTCTATTGTTTCAAATTTTCTTGCAAAAGTTACAAACATTGACATATAACATGCGACAGCTGACCAAAAAGAAATATAATCTGTATCTTCTTGTACAACGCCTCTCGTAATGTATTCAGGCACAATGCCTGTCGTATACAGCTTTTTTAATAAATTACTACAAAGCTGTGCTGTCACGAAATTTCCGCAACCAAGGCCTTTAAATATTGAATTATTAATAGTAGGTGTTGTACAAACAGTAGGGACTACATTGCCTGTCACATTTATTGAAACAAATTCAAGCAAACCTGTACTATCTGTACCTACTCTCTCATACCTATACTGAATAAAGATATTGTTATTAATAATAGAACCTTGAATAGCAGCAATATTAGGAATTGATAAATCATACCATTCAGTATATATCAAACCATCTTGACTTACTCTAAATTTTTTATCAAAAATTCGCGTTGCTGTTTCACCTATTGTGACTTCAGTATACGTCACTAACTGAAGGTACGTACCCATAATCGATAACTGTGTATCAACAATGAGTACGTCGCCTATTTCAGATAATGTGTTGCCTACAACCATTTAACTTATTTTATGTAAGTTCAAGATCGCCGTCAGCAAGCGTAATATTATAGTTTGCAGTTACGTCAGCGGCTAAAGCATCGTGAATAACTGGACCTGTTATACCATAAGTATACGTACCAGCTACTGTGCCACCGCCTGATATGCCTGTCCACGAAGCAACTGTATGGCCTGCAATTAAACCTGTAGGCGTAACTGTTGCTTCTGCAATTGTTGGACGTGGGTTACCATCTGCAACTAATGTCAAATCATCTGCTGTAAGTGTAGCAGCTTTTTGTGTAATTGCTATAGGATCAACAGTTATAATAAGGTCGTTATAATTTGATGAACGTTCGACTTTTACAAAATATGGATTGTATGTACCTACGTTTGTAATTTGTAGTACAGGAGCTGCATATACTATGCCATCAGTTGAATATGTTATAACGTCGTCTAAAATTGTACCTGCAACTGCTACAGCGTCATGTGCTGCACCGTCATAAGCAGCTGAATAAGGTGTTGTGGTTACACCGGCAATATTTGCTTTCGTTATTACAACACCTGTTTCGTGTATAATAAGGTCGTTATAGTTTGCTCTCACAACTTTCACATAAAAATCATACGAACCCGCATTTGTTGCAGTAGGAATAGGTGCGGCATATACTAACCCGTCAGTTGAATATGTAATTACATCACCGATAGCAGTACCTGCAACAGCACCCATATCATGAGCTGCAGTATCATATACACCTGTATAAGGCGTTACTGTAACACCTACAATTGTAGCAGGTGTAATTGTAATTGTATATGTAGAAATTACGCCTTCAATGTTTACTTTAATTGAATGCGCACTTACATCTGTATATTCAGTTAATGTATTAATCCAAGTTACACCACCATCATAAGAAAATGTTATACCTGCTGGAATAACTGTAGGTGCAACAATTGTGTGTGGCGCACCATCATATACTATTGTACGATCGTCAAATTCATAAATCTGCGGATGCGTAGGATCTTCAGGCATAAGAAATTCAAATACATTATGTCCTGCATGTTCAGTCCATAAAACTTGTTCTCTTGTAATATCATCTTCAGTAATTTGCTGACCTTCAGTCCAGTTCAAAAGAGTAGAACCTTGATCATTCATTCTCAAAGTTGTCAAGTCGTAACTTGGATTGAATTTTTTTGACGCTAAAACATAAGCGCTTGGAATTGATGCTCTTTCAATGTGAAACCTCATCTCAACAACTGGTATGCCGAGCGTGATGTCAAATACTGTGAGTGTTAACGTTCTGTTCATTGTTTTTAAATTTGATTGTTTATATTATAAATGTATATTCAAGTTCACCATTATTATTTAATGCATATTGTAATGCTTTATCGGATAAAATTAATAAATTCCCATTAATATCGATTTCAATATCTATTAAATTTATATCAAGCGCTGTTATTAAAATACCTTCAAGCACAGTAATTGCATTTGTAGTTTTTACAACATCTGTGATTTCAGCTTCATATAAATCAGGCTCTTCCTGTTTTTGATTAGGCATCGATCCAGAATCAGGATAGTTTGTTTTACTAAAACTTGTAGCAAACAAATTTGTACCTTCAACTGTTGCAACTGTTGCAAATTTTATTTTTTGTTCGTTTGCCATTTTTATATTGTTGCTAATACATCTGCTTGATACCAAAAATCAACTGTAGACGGGTAATAGATAGGGTTTAACGTGCCTGTATGGTTAGCAATAATATTTCCATTCAAATCAAGCATTAAAAACCCTCTAATACGTGGCAATTTATACTTTGAAATAAGTGTATCTACATTTGGATAAAATTGATTATCTGGTACATATTTTATTCCGGGCGTTTTCTTTACTATTTCAAGTAAGTTATCCCATTCAACGCGTTTATCCCATGACCAATAACGATAATCAAGTTCTTTGTTTAAATTCACTTGAACTTGTTTTCTCACAGTATCAACATCGAATGAACTATCAATATCACAACGGAATGAAATATCAATAGGATGCCAATCAATATTTCTTAACTCAATACCAATATTATTAACACCATACGGTCTTAATTCGCAAAGTGAAAAATATTGCTCGCCTTTTATCAATAAATCATTAAATTCAGATGCTGTTAAATTTGTGCCATTAACAGTTGCAATACCTAATATTATTTTATTGTCTGCAGAAAAACCATACTGGAAGCAACGTAAAACAGCTGGATTGATTTTATTAAAAACATGCTCAATCATTGAAATAGTATTCCTTGCAAGCACATTAATTTCACGTTTTATTCTTTCTCTGAATAAAACATCATTTTCAATGTCTTGTCCACCAACTGCAGAATATTCATTTATAACGTATGAATGCCCTGTAGGCATTGGCGCAACTTTATTAATAGATAAAGCTTCTACATTCGCCTGTAAACCAAGTTGTTGACTTCTTACTTTTGCATAAGTATAACCAAATGAAGGTACTGTAAATGTTTGTTCAAGATCAAAAACAATACCTTGATTTCCTGAAAATGTATGTAAACCTGCTACATACGTAGTTCCGGGTATAGCTGATATGCGTAAATATGTTGATGACTGTAATGCGCCTTGTCTGGGACTAATACCTCTTAATTTTGCTATTTCGTCCAAATATATACCAAAAGCTGTATCTGGAAATAATCGTGATTCAAGAACAGCAATATCTTTCATTACTTTTTGTCCCAACTTTGCAGCACCATAAGATATACCATTTAAAACAGACGTATCAGAAATTTTTGTTACGTTATTTGTTTTATTAAGCAATGTTTCAACAAACATTTGCTTTAATTCTTCCAAAGGCGTTATTTTTGTTATCATTATAGTATTGTTGTATTTTCAACTATCATTTTATATTTTGTATCAACAGAAAATTTAAGATAAAATTTATCAGAAATTAACTGAATATCTACTACTGTAAAATTTACAAATAAATCATCTGTACTAAATACCTTTTTTAATTCCCTTGCAATTGAAGTATATGTTAATAATGCAACGTTGTTACCTACATACAAACCTGAATTTATACCTAATGACGGAAATTCAGGAATATCACCCTGTTTTAAACAAGACATTATGTCAACGCATTGGTACACAGTATCTTTATATGATAAAGTTTTTAAATCATCATTTTCAAATGTAATTTTTCTACAAATGTCAATACCATAAATCTTATCACCAATCATATTATCAATAAAAGTAGTAACAGGACTACTTATAAATTTTTCTTGATTTATGATTACTTGTTTACCCTCATCAGCTTCCCAATCAGCTTCCATTAAATCGTTTCTTAAAGCAATCTGCGTCCAATCTGTTTGTGGATCTGGATCGTTTAATACATTTTGCGAAATATTTTCAAGTGTTTGACCATCACCAATTGAAAATTTATATTCAAAACCTTGTCTGTATGTAAAATCTACACGTGATGAGCGCATATATTTTGACATGTTTGAAATTGTTTGCAATTTAGTTCTTAAATCTTCAATAAAATCAAGAACAAACCAAAACTCAGCAGTCTCAAGTTTCTCAGCATTTGCTTTAAATTGTTGTACAACAGTATCGGCTTGTTTCAATAAAAGTTTATGTTCGTTTAAAACTGACGAAGGTATATCATTTGTCTTACCTGCAAAAAAAGATACAATTTGAGGTTCACCAGTTTTTAAAAAATTATACACGTCGCTTACAAACGTCGATAAATCGTATTTTGTAAGTTCTTGAAATTTTATAATGCTGTGTATTATCATTTTAAAACAAATTACCAATTTTTGTTAATGCTTCATTTTTTAACGAATCAAAACTACCCAAAGTACGAACTAACTCGTATACAGCTCTATTTAATACTGAAAAAGATAATTGATTTTTTATTGATTTTTTAAATGCTTCTTCACCCCCAGGATATACGTCTTCAGCTCTTGCTAATGTTTTAAAATTTAAACTATAATTCCAAAACATATTGTTTTCCATACTCTGACTGAATTGCATATCAGTGCATTCAACAAGATAATGATTACCTAACGCATAATTATACAAAAACAATAACGAACCAGACGACGTTTGACTACGATTTAAAATACCTTCAAGTAATTTTGTTGTACCATAACCTGATTTTACTACACCACTCACTTTTTTACTTGGGTCTTTTTTATCATAACTCATTTTAAAATTAAAAGAAGATCCCATTTCTGTAGCTTCATTGACAAACATAATTCTAAATTTCCGACCAAACGTGCCATTAAGCGTAATCGTTGTTGGTGCAAATGTTCTATTAGTCATTGATACAATAGAACTATTTGTCTTCTTTATATTTACAAGCGATTGTCTTGTTTCATTTATCGACTGAGGCGATACTGGAAATATGATTTGTTCAAGTAAATTGCCATTAATATCTGTACGCTCAATTGTGGTTAAATAGAATTCAAATTCACTTGGATAAAGTGTGGTTAAATAAGCACGTAAAGCAGATGCGCCTACTTTTTCAACGATTGCATTCAAATCTAAACCAAGTGATTTTAAAGTACTGCTACCAAATTCAGCTGCCATTTTATTTACTTTTCATTTATGCTACAAATATAATAATTAAACCCAGTTTGTTGATACTCCCGACTGATTATTTACAGCAATTCCAGATAGCATCCAACTATGAACTATTGTTACAATCAGCGATATACATTCTGAAGATGATGCGCCTGAGAGTCCCAATGCATATACAGAATCAAAATTTATAATACCTTGTGGAGGTATAGCTGAAAAAGCTGGTTGCATTCCGATTGCAAGTGCAGCGCAATATGCTGTAAAACACTGTGGAAAGCTTATTGTATAATTACTATCAGTTATTGTTAAAAAAGTGCTTCTAAACGCTTCTTTTGCTGTAGAATTCGTTGTAGAAGGCGGTGTCACAAGACTTGCATAAGAATCAAAAGCGTCTGACCATTTATTTGCTGCATCTTCAAATGAACTTGGAAAGTCTACAAAACCTGAATATTCTTTATCAAAAATTAAAGATAGTTTATTTTTTAATATGTCTGTAACTAAAGCCATTAATCAAGATTTGAAATTTGAGAAAGTATATTATCAAGTCGCGCTTTTATTGCACTAAATTGAGACGCATTTATAGGCGTACCGCTTGGACCAAAAGCTGTAGGTACAGTTAATGCTGTTATTGCGTCAAATGTATCACTCAAAATAGATTTTAATGTATTACCTAAAACCATAGGTTCTTTGCCTTCATTATGGTTAATCTTGTCAGATTTTATTTGAATCTGTCCGTCTTTTATGTTTATTTCGTTTTCAAATTCATCAATGTATGTTAAACCTTTTTCGCGTTCATAAGTAATTACAACTTTATCTTTAGAATTTTCATCTAAAACATGTAAGCGTATCATTTTATCAGACACGATTCTAACTTCTTCAGTAGCATGTATTTTTGCAGTACCTTTTACATAAACAGAATATTCACCTTTTTTATTTGCATCAATTAAATTAAACTTCATTTTGCCGGGTGTTGCTCCACCCATAACTGATACTTCATAAATAGCTTCCTTTGTTTTAATACTTACATCAATATGATTCCCACCATTTTCACGTGAAACATTATATTCGCCTTCATTATTCAAATAATACTCGCCTTCACTTTTTAAGCATGCAACAATTACAGGTTTATTATAAGGTTCAATATTTACCCATACAACAGGACTTCCAAATTCACCTTTTTGTTTTGGAAATTCTATAGTTTTCATTATTTCTTTATCGACTGATACATCAAAAAAGTACCCGTAATGAATACCACCATACAACGTTACAGTATGACTTCTATAACAATCCTCAACAAACTGATCTCTGTCTATTTCATCAGAATCTAATATTGTTATCCAACCAATACCGGCAGAACCATTTCCTGTAAGCCCTATTGGGCGAATTGTATCATCAATTGTGAACATTTTATTTTTTTGTAGTAAATTTAAAGTTAGGACTAAATTGATCTCTACGAGTAAAAAAAGCAAAAACATTTTTATTTACACGCCACAATGAATTACTTGTTGATTGCGTTTCAGTTTTATTAACAGTAGGTTTATTTTTATCTTTAATTGCATCAAATTCGCCTTCAAAATAAATATCAACCCTTCGATTTTTTAATCTGCCTAAAGGCGTTTTATTATCTGTTACAGGTTTTGTTTCACCATCACTTCTTATTTTTAATCTATCGATTAAAGTAGCATCAAACTGATACTTTTCACTATATTTTTCAACGATAATATCACGAACTGTAATAGCACGATTTTGACCTAAAATAATATTATAATCAATACTTGCTATTTCGTCACAATTACCTACAAGTTCAAATACTAAATTTGGATATTTGTTTAAATAATCAACAATTTTATCACATGCTGCAAAATTTGCATCAACTATTGCTTTTGTAACTTTTAACTCATCGTTACTATTAGGATCTGCACTTGTACCTAAAAATAAATCGCCACTGTTTATTTCAAGACCTCTACCCTCTTCAATATCTGTATACGGAAATACATATTTATCTTGATTAAAATATGCAACATGTCTATCAATATTTGGTGCGTCTTTTGGCTTTACCCATGTATCGTTCGCAGATTGTTTATTTTCATATTGCGCAGGACCATAATTTATTAAATTAAAATATGAGGGTGTATACTGATCTTCAATCTCAATATCTGCATACATTGCAACCATCCCTCTTGATACTTGTAATACAGTTGTTCTATTTAAAATACCCTCAGCAGATTGAAATGTTTGCGTAACAGAATCAACATAAAAGTATTCACCTGTTGGTTCGTAAAATATTTTCATACCACGTTTAAAACGTCTATCACCTCTTATAGTAATAGTACCCTTTCGTGTAAAAGGTAAATATGAATGAATATCAATCATGAACTGTAAATCTTTTTCAGCTTCCTTCAATAATACTTTACCTGTTTCCTTAATAAATGTAATATAATTTGTTGTAACACTAAGAGGTTTAGAACCCCACAATTCTGCGTATTCAGGAAAAAATACTGCAGATAAATACTGCCATATTTGCTGCTCGCCGCCTATATAATTACCATTTGGCTCAAGTTGAAACCAAGAATATACTTCATCATTATTCCAAGAAAATGAATCAGAAAAAACTTGTTCATCTTTTATTGTTATTGTAGGCAGCGATAAAAAACTTTGACGTGTAAATGGCGGTTTTCTTGCAACAAAATAATATTGATCACCATACGTATCACCAAAAAACTCAACAAAAGGTTTTTGGCATAGTTTTTCAAAAAATGAAAAAAGACTACCAGTTAAAAAAGATACAGACGCATCATTTATTTGTCTATCTTTTATCTCAGGGTCAATTACCATTTTAATTATTCCCCAAATACCGGGTGCTTGATAATCTGTAATTTCAACTTCCTGCGTTACATTTTCAAGATTTTCAGTAGCGCTTTCATTGCGTTCTGAATTAATAACTACACCCCAAAAATAATCAACTATTTTTCCAGCATTTGTTTCATGTTTTGCATACGCAGTTGGGTATTTTGATTTTTGTACTTTTTGACAACATTCAGCGCAAGAAAAACTTTCACGATTTTTTATTGAAAACAATCCTTTATTTTTATTTCTACCGTTAAAAAAAGATGTTGCAGCAAATTCTGCATTATCAATTTCTGCTACAGTACCCCAACCCATTGAAGGCCTTTGCTGAAACAATCCACGACTATCTAAATCGCCTGTACCTAAATTTAATAACGCACTTTCTTGCATTGCAGCCATTATGCCTATTTTAGCATCACGCTGAGTACCATTTAATTTTTTACATGTATTAATAATTATAGATGCCCAATATAATTGAGTAGAATTTGCTATTTTTTGTATTTCAGGGTCAGTTGTAGAAATATCTGTAAACGTTATTGATAAATCTGGTACTATTGTATTTTTACCGTTCTTTTTTACCTGTTTTAATGCATACCCATATAAATATGGTGCAGGGTCTACGCGCTTACCGTTTTCCCATACTTCAAAATGTAAATGCGGCCCTGTAGAAAAACCTGTTTTACCAATTGTATTACCTGTTAAAGCTATTACAGCACCTGCTTTTACTTTTTCATTTTGCTTTACAAGAAATTTATCTAAATGTAAATATCTTGTCATAAAACCTTCACCGTGATCTATTTTTATTGTATTTCCACCGCCGTCCATTTCTGGGATAACTTGTATAACTGTGCCATCATGAGGCGTCCTTACAGATGTACCTATAGGTGCAGCAAGATCAATTGCAAAATGATTACCTGAACCACCATACGCTTTAACTCTCCATTCATGCTGACCAAATGTGTCAGTAGGCGTGCTAAACCAAGGTTGTGGTAATATACGAACGCCAAAGACAGCATTTTTTATTTTTCCCATTTTACTTCTTTTTTACTTTTTCTTTTTTAAATCTTGTACGCTTATCACCATAAGATTCAAATAAATCATCAGGACAAATTTCAATGTTTGCAAGTGTTTTAATTAAAAAATCAAGTACATTTGAAATTGTTCGCGCAGTAGGATTCCACCAACCTTCAATTACACCTGTCAAAATAAATCTTGAAGCAGAACCTTGTTGTATTGGATATTTACTACCATAAGCATTCAAACCATCACCGTGATTTTCATCGACGTTTTTAAACACGCCTGATTGAGAATTTGGATTAGCGTATGAATTTACAAAGAAAAATGTTCCATCATCAAGTATTAATTTCATGCAATCCCTACCACTTATCGAAATTGATACATCATTTATATCAGTAGATACATCAATTGAATCAATTAAGCCTATCATATCAAATACTTCACCATTTAAAGCTTCAGGGTCAACATATAAATCATTTATGTATATATTTCTTTCAACTTTTAATCTTTCAAATTTAATAAAAACAATATCGTTAACACTAAAACCTACAGTACCTATATTAATACTGCGAATACTATTATCAGTTGAACCAAATGACTGTCCAGAATATATATTAGCTATATTCTGATGTATTTCGTCAGCTTTAAAAACACGCTCAATAAGTCCGTCATCTTTAATTATTTTATTCTGATTTGTAGTATCTATTTGCCAACCACCTTGTAATGCAGCATCATTTGCGTTTTCATTTTTCATAACTTGAGGTCGCATCGGTATGGGAGGTATTACAAAATCAAAATTTCCGCCTGATTCTGATACATTTATTTTCAAATCTTGAATAAAATCTGTGATATTAACTATAGTACCACCTATTCTATCTGCTTGAACTTTTGAACGTTCAAAACTTTTACTCCAAACCCAAACTGTAACTTCAGGATACGTCTTTGCAACATTACTTGTAATATAATCTGTATTATTAATAAGACTTTTTTGCGCTTCAGATAAAAAAGCATCAAAATCTTTATTTTGAATAAATTCAGATTCTACAGTAATTAGATTTGTTGTTGTTTTATCAATAGTAACCCATAGTGTTGCTGGAGGATATATTTGTGTATCTTCTTTTATATCGTCAGACGTATTTAAACCTAAATCTTTTTTTTGCTGTTCTGTATATGCAGCAAACAATGCGTCACGATTTTTAATTTGAGTATGAGGGTCAGCTTCATTTAAAAAATCATCAGCTGTTATATCAACAATTTTTTCAGCATCAAATAGCTGTTTAATTGTTTTAATTTCATTATCTCTATAATGTATTTTATTATACTTTGCCATTTTTTATTTTTTTGCGCCCGGTATTCTATTTTTATCTGCAACATTTATATACCTAATATCAACAGGTACAGCGCCTGTACCAAAAATACTTGTCATAAAGTTTTTAAGATCTTTACCTAAACTACCAGCTTCTTTTTTCATATCTGCCCAAACAGTTTGTGTAAAGTTCACATTATCGCGCACTATGTTAATTGCATTTTCAATACTTGCAGCGCCACTGTCACCGAGACCCTTGCCAGCCATATTCTTGAATATTTCTTCATTATTAGCATTTTCAATCCATTTCTGCCTCATAGACGGCGTTAAACCGGGCATCATAGTTTTAAAAGTAAAATATTCATTTTGTCTATCACCACCAGCATATTTTTTCATGCCTTCCATAAACGAACGCATATATTTGGGATCTGTACCTTCTTCTACAATTCTATTTAATGCAGCCTGATCACCTCTTAATTCAGGATGTGCTTGAGCTGCCCACTGGTATTTTAACAACATTGCGTTTTTACTTCCACCTTCTCGCATTGCATTCATTGTGCCTTCAATAAAATCACCAGCACGTTGATCCTTGCCTTCACCACCTAATTTTTCAAACGCAGTCATTAAACCTAATATTTGACGATTATCAAAACTTTCTTGACGTGATGTAAAAGATCCTTGCAATCTATTCATCAAATTAGCTTTTTCATTTGCTAACGTAAAATCTTGAGCAGTCATAGAACCATCTTTTATTGCTGTCAATACATTAAGCATTTCAACAATATTTTCAGATGTTGTTTTTGAATATCTTTCTTGACGTTCGTAAGCTGAAAGCTGTGCAACATTATTTATTCCATAACCTTTTTCCATAGCAGTTGCCGCTATAGCATTCTCATCAGTTGCTGAAAACGATCTACCTGCACCAAGCGCTAATTCTTTTCTTTTATTTGCATAATCAATAGATTCTTTATAACCATAAATTGACCAAGGCGTTTGGCGAATTTGTTCATCAATAGCAAAACGATCGCCATACGCTCTAAAAGGCGTAAGTGTAGATATTGCAGTGTCACGTTTATTTCCAGACGAAACAGAACCACCTATGATTGCAGCAATTGCAGCAGCTGCAATACCATACGGACCCATTTTACTTAATAACATCATCATACCTGTCGCACCACCTTGAGGATTACCTGCGGCAAATGCTTCAGTTACATCGCCAGCACCCATTAAAAAACCAGCAAGACCCATTTTGCCGCCACCACCCATCTTTTTACCAATATCTTTATTAACTCGATCAAGCTGTTTGTTTATATCTTTTAATTCTTTGTCAGTTGTTGCTCCCATTCGAGCATCCATTAATGCAGAACGTTCATCAAACAATCCGCCTAAAATTCCTTTTTTCTTTTTACCACCAGCACCACCAAATTGCGTTTCCTCTGTATCGCGTTGAGCTCGAGTAACTTCGTCTTTTGTTTGAGCATCTTGTTTATCAATTAACTGCTGAATTAACTCATTTGTTTTTGATGTATTTTCAGCAATAGCTTCACGTTCTTCACCAAAAGTACCAACTTGTTCCTGTTGATAACGCTCTTGATGTTTTTCAAAATCTGTATCAGACATTAAACCTTGCTGATGTCGTTGCTGATATTCTTGATGTTCAAGCATATTTGCTTTTCGTACACCTTCAAATTCGCGGCGTATTTTTTGTTCTTCTTGCCGCTGTATTTGTCTATATTGACTAATCATTGAAGCAACATCTTGCGCTTTCTCAGACACGCCAGCGCCTGCGCCACCAGATACTGATGAACTACCCGCTTGAGTATTAACGCGATTATTTTGCCGATTTATATCATCAGCTACTTCGCGTATTTTATTTTTTGCATTTTGTATGTTGACATCAACATCAATCCTTGTTACTTTCGACATTTGGTTTGGTGTTATATTTATTTATATCGAGATTTTTATACTCTTCATCAATTTCTTTTTGTGACATTTTTGCACTTTTTTCAATATCAACAGCACCATCTTCTTTAGCACGTATATCGTCAATATATTCCTTAACTAATTTTTGTTCTTGTAAATCAGTAACCATTAAAATAAAATTAGTAGCCCTGTGTTCTGGGCTACCAAAAGGTATATTGTATTTTTGTCTGTAAAAATAATCAAATGGGTACTGTTGTTCCCATCTGATAATGAAGTCAGTTAATTCGTCTTTAAAACTTTTTTTTTATGTCGATTATTCTTCGTCATTGCCGAATTTTCTTAACTCTTCATTTATTTCATTAAACCAAGGAAAAAACTGTTTTTTGTATGCAGTTACAAGTTTTTTTGCAACAAAAGGATCCATCTCAGTATATGTTTTAATATTCAACTGATCCTTTATTTCTGGTATTAATATTGAAAACGTTGCAATTGTATCAGCAATATCGAGTGCTTCATTCGCAGTTCGCGTATTCATTTTAACAAGGTCGCCGTATGTACCGTTTGTTAATGCTGATTTTAATGATTCAATATCAAGAATTTGTCCAATGCTTGGATAATTGATCATATAATCTTTGCCAGTAATTTTAAGTTTTATTGACTTTTCCATCGATTTTTTATTTTTAAAATTTGTCTGTACCTATAGATTGCATTGCTTTTTTTGCTTCTTCTCTTGTTTTATAGTAATGTTGTTCGACTACTTCTTTTTTGTTTTTAAAATGTCTATGCTCAAAATGATGAAGTTTATTGCGCGCCTCTGTATGTTCAGAAGTCGTTAAATGCGAATTATGCCCGGCATAAATAGGTTTACCTGTAGTTGTGTGTCCAATTATTTGTCCACCTCGACTACCTTCACCACCTTTTTCAAAATTGTTGTCTTCAATACCAAACGATTTCAAAATATTATTGCCGCGTTCTGGAAGCTGTATAAATTCATTTTCTTTCATAGCTGAATGTTTTTATTATAACGGAAATAGAATCGGCGTAGTGTACTCAAAGTCAGCATCTTTCCCGCTTATCTGAGCTTCCTGAATATCAAACCCTTCTCTTGTAATAAAACATCCTTTTACAGATGCAAAAATTTCAAGAGATGAAGGTATAATACCTGTAACAGGATCAGGTGGACCTGCGGGTACTTTTTTCATGATGTCAACTTGAACGCCATTTTCTTGCAATAGCACAGTATCAACAAATTCATCAAGCGTATTTACTTTTCTTACAATTGCAGTAGGCAACTGAGATTTGTCAAAAGCAATATTATAAAAACCACAAGATAAAGTGCCTGACCATTCAAGAGCAGGTAATTCATCTGGCGTTAACATTCCTAAACCTGTTACGCGACCACGACGAATTGTTTCCTGTATTCTTATTGATTTCATCTTACCAACGGCAACGCCATTAACTTTAATGACTGCCAGAGGTGCTGTTAAAACTTTTTGTGCCATTGTATTTTAATATTAATTGTTTTTAATTTAATTATGCAGATAAATTAGCATCCAACATAAAACCTGTAACAAAAATTTTATTTAAAGGACTGTTTGGTACGAAGTTATATGTTACGTTATATGTATCTTGAATTTGCGTTACAGCAACATTGCTGAATTTTATAATCAAATTGTCTTGAAGTTTTGTTGCAGTTTTAAAATGCAAATAACCTTCAACAAAAGCTTTAACATCAGCAGGTGAACAAGTATTCAAATTCCCACCAACAAAAATTGGGCGCATATTAAGAATAAGTTCTTTATTTAACTGTTCAGCAACTCTCATTATTGAAATTTCAGCAGATGTTCCGTTTTGATTAATCATTTGAGTATTTGCCTGCAATGAATTAATACCTTGATTTACAACGTAACCTAAATTAGGCACGTATCTTGTATGCAAAATTCCAAGCTGTAATGCAGCTTCACGTTCTGTTTTTGTAAGTATATGTCGCCACTGTGAAGCGCGTAATGTTTTGAATGTTAAAGGTGTTTGAGGCATTAAACCCGCAAGGCGACCACAAACTAATGCAGCGTGATATAATGCTGATTTTGATTTCTTTTGTATTGAAAATGGTACATCAATTTTAAAACCTGAATGAGCAACGATTGCATACGGAGAATCAAATGTTTGAACAGCAGTAACTGACTGCGAATATGTTGCAGAATCATCGCCACCGCCAGCAACGAGGAATTTTTTAAATTCAGCTTCTTGTGAAATATGATAAAGTATTTTAACAATAGAAGCATTTACAGCGTTTGAACCAGATTTTAAACTTAAAACAAATGTATAATCAAGTTCTCCAATTTTACTTAGTACATTATCAAGATCTGTAGTACCATAGGTTGTTGAACCGCCTGCTACAAGTTTTAATGTAGAATTTGCTGTATAATCAGCAAGAACAACAGCGCCTGTTCCTGCTTTTATACACGAAGCATCTTTTTGAAAGCGGGCATTAAACGACGGATCTGTTGCTGCCCAATCTAATAGCGTTTGAATATTATTAAACTCAGGTGATTTTGCTATTAACATTGGCGGGCAGTCATCGTACGCAACACCGTCATAAGGATCGCCATCGCCATCGACGCCTTTATATGTACCTTCATAAAATTCAATAAACCATTTTGTTGGGTCAACAATACCAACCTTCATCAAAGCACCAGCGCCTGTTCTTACTTCAGTATCGCCAAGTGCGCCAAGTGCACCAACAACGCCTTCGTTTTTATAATTAACTTTAAACGTTCCACCGTTTGCTCCACCACCTGTAAAAGTATATGTAAGCGAAGATTTTGTAGTTGTTGCTGCGCGTACTAAACTAACTTGTGGAGCACCTGCTGCGCCATTTGCTGGTATAAATAGATATTCAGCAAGATCCCAAAGTAAACCACCGCGAACAAAACTTCTAAAATCAGCAAGTGATGTAAACGTATATACCGAATTGAGTCCTGAAGCAAGATCGCCTGTTATTCCAGAACCGCCGCCATAACCTGCACCCTCACCAGTATCAATAATGAGTACATTACCTGTTGACATTGGTACTGGATTGATATTGACGTTTGCTTTTATTTGTGAATAAACGCCCGGTTCAATAATGTTTTTGCCGCCGAATGTTACTACTGTTGCCATTTTATTTTGTTTTAAATTTTACTTCTTTTTTATTATCAGTACCTTCATCGGGCAATTTTTCATTCATGTCGTGAAAATTAAAGTCAGGTTTTAGTATATCATTCCATTCTGATTCAGAATGATCTTGTCCTTTGTATATTTTATTTGCAACAAAAGAATCTCTTGTGCTAAAACCGTGCGATTGTGTAAATTGATCTATATTCATGATGATACAAATTTAATTAATTACTAAGTTATGTGATATAAAACACGAAAACTTTTAATAAAACTTTCTTCCTGTATAGCAGGCACTGTCTGTTCATAACAGAAATTTATCCCTATACCTCTGATAAATAAATGTGGCGGTACTAATTCACTATTAATTTGTAAATCTTGTCCAGATAATTTTGGGTTCCTAATTCCATTAAATTCAATGCTATCAAAAATACCTATTAATACAGATTTTAATAAATGATAAATACATAACACTTCAAGTGAATTATCGCTTGTGATAATACAATTATATTGTACATCAAACATTCGTGTATAAGTTTTATGAAATGTTTTACTGTCAGTGCTTACAATGTCTTCTTGATAACCTTCATCTACACCAATACCATCAGCACCAGTTGATTCTTGAGGCATTGAAATATGTATTGTAGGTAATGCTGCTCGTTTAGCGTCAAACATTAAACGTGTTTCAATTTTTCTTGGATGATCATTGTCTCGTAAAAAAATATCCTTAGACTGTTCTAAAAAATTATATTTTCCATACTGATTACTACCAAACAGTTGATATAATATTGTTTCAGCTTCAATAAGATGCGATTTATAATCAACTTCAACAACTTTAAGTGCTGTTTCAATTATTTCAAGTACTTTTATTTCTGGTATTAGTATTTGCATTTTAATATCCTATTGCTAATAAATATGTATCAACTGTTCTATCAGTAATTGTACTAACATTTGTTTCCTTAATTGCATGTTCTGCAAAATTCTTTGCAGCAATTCCTTTATGGATCCACGACATCGGGTCTGAATTTTCAGATATTCTACGAAAAGTAAAATAACTGCCTTGTGTTGCGTTTTCATATTGTTTTTGATTGCGTATCATGCCTTCAAAAATAGGTCCCTGATGTGTATATTCGGGATATGTTGTTCTTGTTTTTATATCAGAAAAACCTGGGCGTGATAATGGTATTCTATACTGTGACGGTATTTTTGAAAAACCTAAACTACCACCAGATTGAATATTTTTATTTGTATTTAAAGCTGTAACTGTAGGTCGCAATCTTCTTACTAAATTATAAATCTCGACAGGCATTTTACTTGCCATTACTTCTGATTCGCCAATTGCACTCGGCGTTGCCCAACGAAAAGGAATTGTAATAAATCTTACACCATTTTTACCTATTTTTGCACTTTGTGAATTAAGCATACCTGCTTTCATGTCAAAAGCACCAACGCCTTCTTCAATCATATTAGGCAATTCACCTGTAAGCTGAATATATTTATGTGTTGAACTAACAATGCCAATATTTAACGCATTTATATATGCTTTTCTTGTTTTATGTAAACCATTCATAGCTGCAGTTTGCCAATTATGGAATATTCTGTCTGTAACTGCATCAACAATTATTGAACCCAATTCTTCAACTTGCAATTGCATTAAATTAAATTCAGCTTGCAATTCTGATAAATCAACAGATATGGGTATTTGTGGCATTATATTTTGTTTTTCTTACAATTGCAATTTTGATCGTGTACGCATAATGTTGAATATGAATTATCATAAATCAAATCGCCATTATAGTTTTGTCGATCTAAAACGTAATGTGCTCTTCTGCCTTGTGCTGAAATAGGCATTTGCGTAAATTTATTACCTTTTGACTCTGCAGTAGGTGTTGTTATTACATCACGTTTCAAATCAATTACATAATACTGCGGTGCATGCACGTATCTTAACGAAAGTGTCATATCATTTAAAACAGGTTCACCATTTAAAATGAATTTAGTATCAAGAATTATTTTTTCACCAGAAATTGTATAATCAGAACCATTTGACAGTAAAATGAGTTTTTCAGTACTTGATCTGAACATAAATACTTCTTGTATTGCTTTTGGCGTATAATCTAAGAATGCAAACAGTATGCCTTGATATATTTTAGGGTATGCAGTTTGAGAATACAAAGATTCGCCATCTAACGCTGTTATTCTGTCCATAAAACTTAACTTGTCAATATCGCGTACTGTAATATTGACATTTCCCATATTGACTTCAGACCAATCCTTAAATGCAGTTGTTTGATTTTGAGATGATAAAATTGCTTTTGTTTGAACTGGATTGATGAATATCCAGCCAGAACCACCACAGTTTTTACAATTACTTAAATTATCGCCACCCTTACTTTTACAAGGGCAGCGCAAAGCTTTTTCAATGATTACATTATAACCATGTGTCCATATTAATACATCAAAATCATTTTTTTGAAAATATACTTGAGGCGTTAATGTGTTAAACGGCGGCGATGAGGGTGTTATTTGCTTTGCCATCTTAAAATGAACTTACTGTAAAACCCTTGTAATAATTATAAATTCTTTCTTTTAAACCATTCTGATTGTTTACGCCATTCATCATTTCCAAATAACCTTTTATACGATTGCCATAACCTGCTGAATGAGCAGATTTTGACTGACTTAATCCGTCAATACCTATTGATTGGCTTGAAAGTCCGGGTACACCTAATATTATATCACCCATAATATAAAATATGTTGATTGCTGCAAGCATACCAATGAAATTTAATAAATCATTTGGCATTTTACAAAAACCTGTTACATATTCTACAGACCAGTAATTTGGTACTTGTGCTGAATAAGTAAGTGCAATATGTGGAGTCAAACCTGTGTATACTACTTGGTGTGCAACAGGTGCGTTTGTTGAGGGCACAAGATAAATATGTCTATGATATAATTCATCATCGCTTGTTTTTCTTGAATCAAGCCATTCAACAGGGTACGATATTTGTTTTGTTGAACCTATATAACCATCTAATACTAATGCTTGAACAACAGGGTATGTTGTACGCACATATCCCCAAGCATACCAATCATTTCTTATAAAATCTTTTTCCTCTCTGATTATTTGACGAAGCAGTTTTATATTTAACCATTTTTCAACTTCCTCTTGTGCAGCAAGGATAAATTTTTTAATTGTTTCATAAGAAATAGTAATGCCTGCTGGGTCTGTTAATTTAATCCCATAGAAATATGTTTCAATAAGTTCCTGTGGGCTTATAACTAATCCTGTAATTTTGCCAAACTTAGTATTAAACGTTATGTCGGGCATGATTATTCTTTAGTTTTTTCAACAATATATGCAATAAGTTTTGTTTTGTTCAGTTTTTTCCATTCCTGCTCAGGTAATTTTGCATCAATAGCAATTTTCTGCAATTCTTTAATTGTCATTACAGATAAAGTGTCTTCAGTAACTTCTGAAGCTTTTTGTTCATGCTGTTTTTCCAATGCATCAACAAATGGCTTATTTGGTTTTGTATCAGCTTTAGATTCATTCTCACCGCTTGTTTTGTCTTCAGATGTATTTTCACCCAAGATTGTGATTGACGCATCTTTTGAAACAACTAACAGCGCTTCAGATTCTGTAACTTCAGCGTTACAATCATTATCGAAATTAAGTGTAACACCGCCAATAACGACTTTTTGGTTTTTTCTGTGCAATTTTGATGTTGTGATTTTCACGATTTTAATTTTTAAATGTTTATGTTATGATCTTTTATTTTTAAAAAGAACGGGAGCCCCGGGTATGAAACCACTACGAACTCCCGTTACTTTAAGGCAGAATTAATGCTTAGGTCAAATCGCGGCCGATATTAATGAAACGAACCATTTTCTTTGGTGCGTATAGCATCGGCGTTCCATACATCAAAATCATAAACCTTGTTGCAGGTGACAGTGTCGCAAGGTCCATCTTCATAAGAGGCGCAAGTTGTTTAAACGAATAAACTTCTTCGTCTGATTGAAGCAGTAATGCTTGCTGACATCCTGGAAGCCAACGATTGATGTCAAAAATATGTCCTGCACCGCCTCCATCATAACCTGTTGCTAACTGAGCTGTTGATACTTCAAAAATTGGATAAAGCTGAGTTGATGCAAGAGGCGTTGTAGGATCCATTTGTGAACGATAAACAACAAATCCTGTTGCAGGGTTTACACCAGCGCCGGCAATGAATTGTAAATCAGCAGCATCACCCGCAGCAACTGCAAGTAAATTGCCAGCATTCATTACACAAAGAGCAGATTCACCAAATCTGTTTTTAGCAGCAATTGCATAAAAATAATCGCCTGCGTCAGCTGCTGCAAATTTTGATAATGCATATACCGGCGAAGCTGTTGCAACTTCAACAGGTGTTGCTGGAGCATAACCGTGTGTTGCGCCATCAGTTGATTTACGCGGAGGATTTGCATTCAGAAAAATATCATAACCAAGGTCAATTTCACCATATTGGGACTGGAATTTTTGAACGCGCTGTCCCATAACTCCGGCAGTTAATGCGGGTGTATTTGGCTGGATGAATTTTGCTTCATAAAAAGCTTTAACAAAATCTGAAAGAACAACAGGCGGAGCCATAAGCAAATTTGCCTGTCCGTAGTTTGAGATAATTGACAATGCGCCGTTTTCAATGTCTTTTTCTCTCAAGTTTTTGCCGCGTAAGTCAATTACGACATCGCTTGCCATATATTCGGCAAATGTTGTGAAAGCGTTTCTTTGCTGAGCATAATAACCATTGTATTCCTGCGGAATAATTGAAGCATCGCCCAACATAAGAGCCCTGTCAGCTTTTCTCAATAAAAATAATGTACCATTTTTAATTTCCTGCTGGATGATTGAACCGATATGCGTTTTTACGAGCTGCATCGGATGTGAAACGATTTTTGTTACACCCAGAAATTTCACGATTTCAGCCCTACGTATGTACAGCGAATCTTCTTCACGCGGAAGTTCACCTTCATTTGTAAATACACCGGCTTCTGTACCGTATGATGCCAACTGATTGAACTCTTCAACAGTATTGTATGCAGCCAATTTTGGTACTCTTTTCCAGAAAGCAATATCAGATTCCTTGAAAGTAATTATTTTGAGAGTGTTTTCCAACGACTCAACTTTCAAAGGTGCACCCGAAGCGGTTGTGAGATTTGCAGTTTCACGGCCTGTGATACTACCTGCATCCAACGCTTTTGATAATTCAGCAAGTTGTTCAGGCGATACATTTGCGCCATCAAACAACGCCTGTCCGTCATAATTTCCGTTTTGATAATCCTGTAAGCTTACGCCTAAATTACTTGTTAATGACATGTTTGTGTTTGTTTTGTTTTAACGATTATTAAAGTACGATTATTAAAGTACGATTAAAATATTAATCTGTAATAAGTATATTATTATTTGTATACAGATCTGTTACAACAGCTTTTGATAATGTGCCTGTTGCTTCAAACGCCTGCATTGCGTCTGCATAAAAATTATTGAGTTCGCCTTTTTCGATACCTGACTTGCTCAATAAGATATTACTGACCTGCTGACGGTTGCGTGAAACAGAAAGTGTTGTTTTACCTTTATTATTTTCATCATCAGGACCGCCAAATGATTTTTCAATAGCGTGCGCTTTTACAACAGATTTTCTTACACCGGGTTGATTTTCAAGATTTTGCAATCTTTCTTCAAACTGCGATGTAAATGATTTGATAAGCCCTGTAATATCAGAAATACCTTTTTCAATATCAAATGTATCAGCTTTCTTTATTTCAGTTTTTTCTTTTTTACCCAAAATATAATCAGCGCGATCTTCAACTTTCTTTAGTTCTTTAGGGTCAACTTTATCAGTGTCGGGCAACTTATCGTTACCTAAATCTTCTTTCTTGTCAGTAGAATTGTCTTCAACTTTTTTTGTACCGGCAGCTTTTTTAAGCTTTAAATCTTCAAGTTCAGCTTCTTTTTCCTTAATGGCTTTTTCGATTTCATCGTCATCATCGTCATCATCCTTTTTTTCCTTTTCTTTTTTGTCTTCAGCGGCGTCTTCTTTTTTGTCAAGGAATTTATTGTCTTCAATGTTTTCAGGTTTTTCGTCTTTACTTTTTAAAAGTTCAGTTTCATCAACGGAAATACCTATATCTTGTAATGCTTTTACAAGTTCATCGAGTTTAATTTCTTTTGCCATTGTATTTGTGTTTATTGATTTTACGATTTTATTAGTTAATTCAAAATCATCAGTTGCTTTTAAAATTTCATTAAACAAAATTGATTTATTTAACTGTACAAATTTATGAATATTTTGTTTTTCCTTATCAGAATTTTCAGATATTTTAGCATCATTTTGCAAAACCTTTAATTTTCCTTCAACATCGACGGGCGATAAAATTCCTGCATTTGCAGTATCAGTTGCTTTTGATAATACCTTGATATTATAATTTGAATCTACAGTGATTCTTTCGCCATTTGGTTTTGTTATATCAATTATTAATGTATTCCCACCATTTGCGTCCAAAGTGCTCTCTAACTCTACGATTTCAGGCTCAAACTCGGTAAAACGTCTGCCTTTGATAATATCAACGAGCGTTGCAGCATTTTTTGGCGTGGGCGTTACTGCTAAGCCTGTTATCTTAGCTTTAAGTATGCGTTTAAATAAAGGACTATTTTCGTCATCAGAACCACGCTCTGTTGCTTTACCCTCTATTGAAAAACCAAGCCGTCTTTTACTTTTTGATTTTTCAAGATTTTTTGCAAGATCATATACTTGGTGCGCAATTTTTGAATCATTATATAATACACCCTCAACATATAACCCTTCATTGCGAATTTCTGCTTTTGTTGGTTCACCTATAATTGCTTCAGGTTTATCTTTAGATTGATGATGCCAGTTGATAAAACCGTTTTTTGTAAAATAACTCAAATCAAAACCTGACGGATCAAGTACTTCACCATCACTATCAGTATCAGTTGTTGAAGCAATACCAGCTATTTTCATAACTTCATTGCCGTGCTCGTCTTTTGCCTTTTCAATTTCAAAAGGCACATAAAACTTAAATATATTAGATTCTTCCATTTCTTATTAAAATTTGTCTTATTTCATCCTCAGTTTTATTAAAAAGTGCAGTTACCTCTTCCATTGCAAACTCATAAGAATTATCAATCCAACATGACCACGTTCTTAATATTGCCTCTTCTTCATCCCAATCATCTTCAACGAGAGGTTCATAATTTTCAATAGCACTTGGATCATCTGAGCGAATAGCATTTTCATCGCTATCGCTTTCAGGCTCTTGCTGATACTGGTTGTTGACTTGCTCTTGCATTTTTCTTTTTTAAATATTTATCGTACTTAATTGAATCTTCAAAATCTTGTCTATGTGACGGATTGTTCATATTTACAACGTGATGTCCCCAATCGTATGATCTGTCACCATTTAGATATGCAACTTTACTTGCATCTCTTAACATAGGGTTTTTTGTCCATATTGTTGACTTAAACAAAGTAGCATTAGGGTTAGCAGCTTTCCACTTATTAAATACTCTTAATGCTTCAGCTTCTTCTTCAGCTGAAATAGTATGCTGTCTACATTTTGTAATATCAATAATATCACCATCAGAACCTCTTTTATATCGCTGTACTTTTGTAATAGCTCGTTTTTCTTGTTCTTTATATACAAGTTTTCTATCGATATGTGAAATTTGATCAGTTACTTCTTGCGATACTATATCGCCCACACCTAACTCTAACTGTTCTTTTTGTTTTTTAAGTTCTTCAATTTCACCATCAATTTTTGTTATCGTTTCACGATCTTCAGGTGAATAATCTTTTTCATTAGTAACGTCAATTGGAAATTCTGCGTCTTTGTATTTTATCCATATTTTTGAATCTTCAATTTTAGCGTATTCAACATCAGGCTCCATTTCAACATAATGTGTTTTTACTTCACGTGATTGACCTGCTTTAAAATAATCTAAAAGATGTGTAGCTAATTGCACTGGTGAATAGAAAGCATAAGACGGCCACACATAAGGTCCTGATTCTAAACCAGGGTGTACAATTAAACCATCAATGCCCATTTTTTTATATTGTTCGTAATAAGCACAAAACAGTTCTTTACCTAAACCACCGCCCCAATATTTTTTCTTAGAAATTGCAAAATAAGAATGCGAAACAAGTTTTTTACACATAGGTGGTAAGTTATAATCACCACTTGCAAAAGTTCTATGTGTATGCAATACTTTTGAACCATTTTTATACGCATCAATACCAAAATTGTTTTGATTCCAATAAGCTTCCACGAAAGTATCTTCACCAAAATGTTTTAAAATTGCTTCTTTACATTCATCAAACATTTGGATTGGATTGAATGTTTTGCCATATTTCGCAAAATATGGTGAATATTTTGCTTTGATTTGTTCTTCAGTCATAGTAAGAGCATCAGAATAAACATCATAACCTTTTCTTTGAGCTTTTCGAGCAAAATCTTGCATGTGCGTTAAAAACGTAAGACCTTTTAAACGATTATCTCTATCTTCTTGACTCAATTTAAGTTTATAATTATTATCAAGATTCCAATGCTTATTATTATGTTTTGGTATTGTTATTACCGCACCTTTTCTAAATACAACATCAGCACCATTTTTATATGTTGCATTTGTTGATGTTAATCGTGGTATTTCTACTGAAATTGAATTCTCAGTTACTTTTACAACTCTTAAACCTTCAAATTCAAATTTAGCTTTACTTGTCTTACCAATATATTTTACATCAACAAAATCACCAACATTTGTAATTGAATCATCTTCAACTTGTATTTTATATCTTGCAAGGTCAAGTGCTTCGTTTACAGTACGTATATCTGTATTATCAACATCTTCAGGTTGTTTACGAATTGTTCTACCACGATACTTGCTTACTTTATTTGGTGCTACCCAAAATATTTGATTGAATGCTTTACCATCACGTATAACTGTTTTATTTACAGGCACAAGTATTGCAGTTTTTGCTTTGATTATATCAAGTATTTCATTATTTAAAAAACCTTGTGTCTTAGCAAGTGCAATTGTAACAATAGCTTTTTTAAATGTTTTATCATCAATATCAACGTTTTTAGTCATTTTCAACTTATTCGACTGTTTAATAAGATCATCAGCTGGTAAGTTTATTTTATAACACTCAACAGGACTATTTTCATTTTGTAATTCAAGCGCTGCTGCCCAACGATGATGTCCATCAAGTAAATAATTATCGTCAGATATAATGTATTTTACTTTTTTAGGTTGCTTATCACTATTTTCATATTCAGAAATAAAATGCAAAATTTTATCTTTATCAAATTCATTTTGAGACGGTTTTAATTGATTCAGCTTTCTTTTAACTGATGATACACCAACCTTATCATCAAAATGTTTTATAAATTCAGTAACATTATCAGGATCAACTTGTGGCATTTCGTGACGCTTCTTATTTAACGATTTTGAAATTTTACTTTCAAACTTAAATTTTTTCTCAGCGTCTCTGAGCGTTTCTACACGTTCTGCAATAGCTTTTGATAAATCACACGATAATATTTTATAAGTTGAATAGAGAGCATTTAATTCAGCAAAATGAGCATCTTCTTGAACACTCTTAACAATATTATCTTTTAATGGCTCGATATATGTCGCATAATGGTTATGTAAATCATCAACTTGAGATTTATATAACTCAAAATCGTTTACTTTTGAATGTAAAACGTCAGTATCGCGAAATACTTTATCTTTTATTGCTGAAATAATTTTATTTATCATACTTCTATAGTTGAATTACCTACAGTTACTCTTACGCGTGAAGTTCTTTGTACTTTACGTTGATATTCTTTAGGTTTATTAAAATCTTTAGTAACAGGATCCCAATCATAATTTGAATCAACATATACAAGCATACATCTACACCACGGATGCATAGGTCCTACTACAGGCAACCATTCATCAGCTTTTCTTCCAATATTAGTACCATTTGCTTGTAATTCTGTGAGTTTAAAAACTATCGGTTTACTACCAAAACCATTTGTCAAATATAACTTAACACATTTTTTGCATGCGCTTGTAAAAACTTTTTTATAAACAAGTACATCGTCACCGTATTGATTTTTTAACTGTGCAGCTCGACCTTCTTCAAAAGCTTGAGTCATTGTATAATCTGCTATGCGACCAAAATCTCGTGCCCAATCACTCGTTGCATGTCCAAGTTTTGAAACTAAATTCGAAATTGAACCACGCTGTTGAATGTTCTGAGTAGCTTTATTTGTAATTATTTTTTCATATTGAACACGCTGCTGTTGATCAACTTCTATTAAAACTTGTCTCGTTTGTGCATTTATTCTATTGCCTAAGCCGCGTAAATCTGAAGACGCTTGTCTACGCGCAATATCATGTGCTGTTTTTTCAACTGGTGTTAAGGGTAAATATTGACCTCTTCTTAAAAATTGCACGAAGTCTTGATACGACATATTTGTTGACTGTTTATAACCAATACCAGCAGACAACATGCCCCATCTAAACATTTCATCAAAAGGCGTGTTTTTTATAGTGTTTATGCTTACACCTGCATTTTGTAGTATTTCAATTTCACTATCAGACAGCATATCAGGACCTATTTGCGTAGCAATAAAAATTATATGCTGCAAATCAATAATGCCCAATAACTGTTCTATCTGATTTGGTGTGAACATTATTTTTCTTTACTTTTATCGTTAAACTCAACATAACGGCGTTGCATTTCATTTTGAATTTCTTCCATCTGTTTTGAAACTTCACCGCTTTGAATACCTCTTGATAAAGTCATATAAACATCATCAAGTTCTTTATTTGAAAGATCTGTTAAGCTTTGTTGTTCTTTATTTGTTTCCATTTTTATCGGTTTGAACGTGTAATTACTGCTGTGATCATTTCTTCAGGGTTTGTTGTTGTACCAAATAATTCAGCTGAATCGTACATTAATGCAAATTTACTCCAAGTACGCAAATTAAAATCATCGTCTTTTATTCTTAAACCATAACGTTTTAAAAATGTAAGTGCTTTATCTCTGTTTTCTTGTGAAACTTCAATTAAATTACCTTCAGGATCTCTGAATTTTGCTTTTTTATAAATTTTTTCAAGTTTATCGAGTGTTTCCCTTTTGTTCATTGTTAAATCGATCATGTTTGAACGTGAACGTAAAGGTTGCGGAATTTTCTTATCAGGAATATTTGAAAGAAAACATATCTGACCTGTAAATCTAAATGTTCGCGGTAAACTATATACACCTGTTTTTTCACCTTTATTATTAAGTACAGGTCTTGCGCCTCTAATACCAGCGTATTGTGTTTTTAAAGATTTATCAGATGCGCCTTCCCATGAAATTGTACCATCACCAGTAGTATCAAGCGCACCTTTCAAAATGTTAACTCCGTCATCGTCGTCAAGCATAGAATCGCAATCGTCAAAAACAATACATTTGCCATTATGTTCTTGCATCATTGTAAACATACGCGTAGGTGTAACTTTACCAGATGCAACGATATAGTCATATTTATCTTTTTTCAAAAATCTTTCATTTGTTACTGGGTTTAAACCTACAATTGAATCTTCAGAATCGCCGCCAACTGCAGAAATAGGTTCACCTGTTACTTCATCAACAGCGTCAAGTGTAGGATTCAAATCACCTTTACGCATTTTCATTTTTGCAAAAACACCGTCGTCTGGATCGAGCATAGAATATGTTTTGCCAACGCCACCTGAACCATAAGCCATCATTGCACGACAACGTCTTGTACATACTTGCATGCCTAAAACTTCGTATGTTTTCCAACGTGTTTCAACTGAAATTTCTGGTAAGGGTATGTCTTCAAAACCTAATGCAATATCTTCATTATATTGACGTTCAGCTTCTGTTTCACGTCTATTACGACCACCTTGCTGTACAGTTTGTGCTTGTTGCGTACTTTCAGGTTCAGGCGTTTTCATATCATCAAACTCACCGCGTTTTTTTGCTTTACTTATATAATCAATAGTAGCTGATAAAGGCGTACCTGATACATTTACTATTTCATGTATGTGTAACCCTTCTTTAAAAAGCTCAACAACTTTAATCGATGAAGGTACGTTATCTTTTTCAAGAATTTCTTTTACAGCTGATGTTAATGATTCAGGTGTATGTTCTTTGCGTACAGATTTATATAAATGCTCATCACCAAAAATACCTAAACCTTTAAGTTTAGTTTCGCCGCCTTTTACTTGACCAACTTGCTTTGCTTCTGTTTGATTGACGTCACCCGGCTCCATTTTTATTTTTTTCTCGCCTGTAGTAACATGTACCCAACCATCAACTTCTTTACGCCATTTTTCACCACCCCAAGTACGAACCTCACCAATATCAGCTTTGCGACCTTTTTCAAGTTCGTCGACCATAGCTTTATACAAAGTTCTTTCAGAATCTAAAAACTGATTTGCAATTTTTGCTTTACGCAAAGCATTCTGCTTTCTAATAATATCGTTATCCATTTTGTTATTATTTTATCTTAATAATATTTTTTGCCAAATTTACAAATATTTTTTGTAAACAATCCTTATATTCATCTTTAAACTTTTTTTCAATCATCTCGTTTATTACAAACGGAGGTTTGTCTTTATATTGCGCTTTTTTATTTTTATTACCTTGAAACAACATTTTTTTCAATATATTGATTAAATGCTTTAACAAACGGATCTTCTGCTTTATTTATATTTTCATCATCATTACTATACTGTTTCATAAAATCTTCATAATTATCAGATGAAAATTTTTCGTTATCTTTTTGCTCAAAACCTTGATCTGGGTTTTCATTATTCATTGCAGCATTACTTTCTTGATTGCCTTCCATTTGCTGCTGTTGCTCCATTGACCATTTTTGAAAATAATAAGGGTTGAGAATTAAATCTTCTTTATCAATTTTTTCTGGTAAGTTGTATTTTTTACGAATTTCTTTAAGCGACATAAACGTGCCTGCTTTCTTAAGATCAAGTTCAACAATGTCTTTCTCATTTTCAGGACTAAGACCAACAAACCTTAATTCATAACTTTGATCGAGTGCGTTTACAACATATTTATTTAATTTATGTTCAATCAATTTTAATAAAGGCGTTAACCCTTTATCTTTTGAATATTTTAAACGCGCTTCATTGTTTCCCTCAAACATTGGATTAGCAGTTGCTGAGCCTTGCATTGGAAAACCTATTTCAGCTGGATCGATTTTATATGTTGCACAAGCAAGTTTAATTAAATATTCTTGCCATTTTGTAAACTCCATATCGCGATTTGTACGCTGCAAATCAATCCACTCCATTTTATCTGCTTCAATAACAGGTGTACGCCAAGCATTTTGTACGCCAGCAACCATACCCATCCATTGCTGACGAAATTCTTGCAGTTTAGCTTCATTAATTGAACCATTTACTTTAATAATACCTTTTGGCGCACTTCCTTGTGAAAAGAACTTACCATTATAAGTATCAGAATAAAGCATCCAAGTAACTACATTAATAATATTTTCAAGTTCAGAAACGCCATACCCGTTTAATCTAACATCTGTATAATGATTTCTGATACCAAAACATAACTCCCAAGGATAAAATTCAGCTACAGGTCTTGTTTGAAATATTTGAACGTATGACGGATAATAACCATTTATATCAATTTTATTTTTATTGCGATAATCATCATCATCATAAGAATCAGCTAATCTAAAAGTACCACCATCAACAGCAATGAATTCTTGTGGCACACCTTTTCTATTTCTTACTATTTCAAATGTAAGCTGATCAAGTTCTAATGAATCGCGCGTAATTTTTCTTAAAAAAGAATCAAAAGTATCGCCGTGCCAAGAATTATTTGAACTGCCACAATTAAGAATAAAATCAGTTATATATTCAATTTTTGCTTCATCACCTTTTGAGATTTTTTCTTCTTCTTTTTTCAAATATCCCATCTTTTTTCTAATGATAAAACCAGTGCCTCTTTCATCATAAGCTGGTTCGGAAAATGTAGCAATTTGCTCTACGCGTGTTGATATAATAGCATTCATAATAGGTGTGCGCCCCATATTTCTTAACGTATTATACGACAGCGATGTAGGTTTATCTTTAAAACCAAATTGGCGTGTGAAGTCCCAAGGGTCAAAAACATAAGATTTTAAATTAGAATCACTACGTTTATCAACATCTTTAAAATATTTTGCTGCTTCAACAATTTTATCAGGATCGTCTGAGCGCATTGCTTTTTGTAAAACAAGATTTCGTTGAACTTCAAGTTTTAATTGTAGTTCTTGTATTGCGCTTATTGAAGTTGGTAATTGTGAATTTTCCATTTTAAAAACCTAATATTGTTGCTTGTTTAACTGTTAGATTATAAATTTTTTCATCTTCAAAATTATTAATCATTGTATCAAGCATTTTTACTTCAACTTGACATTTTACGAATTTTTCAGCACATAAGTTATATTTGCGTTTTAATTCTGATACTTGTTGTACTAAATTTGGGCTCTCTAACGCTGTAGCAGAATCTTTAATGCATTCTGAATAACATTCCGACCAATTATATTTAAGTGGCATATTTGCCACTTCTATGTCATCCGTTATGTATTCATCAATTTTTTCAGTAGGTTCGTCAACAATTTGTGCTTTTAAAGCTACAAGTTCAGCTTGTTTTTGTACAATTTCAGCAGATTCCTTGCTTTTAATATTCATCAGCTTTTCTTTAATATCAAACCCTTTTTTGTTAATTGTAGTATTAGGGCTTCCACCAAATTGCCAATCAATATGTGATTTTATAATATCTTCCTGAGAGCACGCGCCAAATTCGCTTAACGAAGCTTTCTTTAACTGTAACTTGCCTTCTTTATCAAGTTCAACTTTGCCTTCTTTATAGTTACCAACGTTATCAACTACATTTGATATTTTATGTTTATCAGCTATTTTAAAATTGCCATGCTTATTTGTATCTTCAGCATCAAGTTCTGCATTCATCTGTTTATGACGCGCTGTTTTCATGTGTTCATCAAATCTACCATGATGAAAATCACTTGCGTCAGAATTACTTTCTTTATGCAGTTTTACAGCATAATCAAGATGAGCATAAGCTGCATCTTTATGATCAGCTGATGTGAATGTTGATTCGTGTTTAGCGTTTTTACGTTCATAAATCGGTTTACCAGAACGTGTATGTCCAATGATTTTACCGCCTCTTGAACCTTCACCACCTTTTTCAATATCTGTATTCATACTTTTTTGTATATTATTTGTTTTTGATAATTCAATCAATTTATTTTGCATTGCATCAAGAACTCGTTTATCAGCATTACCCAACCGCAATGCTGAACTATAAACGAGTTCTAAAAGACCTTTTTGCTCAGGTGTATATGATTTAATATTTTCAATTGATTTTGCAACATGTTCTTCAGTACGCTGTTTAACTATTTCTTTTTGCTGTTTTGCTTCATTAATATATTTATCAATTTGTTCTTGTTTTGCTTCATCTTGTAAATCACCAACTTTATTATTTACATATCTTTCAATAAAAGGATCTTCACTATATTTATGACTAACAGCTTGCTGTGCTGATGTTGCATATTTTGTAAATGACATAGGTGGCACTTGTGAAGCATTCTTTTCAAGATTTTGTAATGGTATTCTTGCTTCTGTTTTACCTTGCTCAGTATGATATTCAACTACAGCAACGTTTTCGTTTGTATCAAATTCAAGTACTTTACCAATACCTTCATTAGTACCTGTTTTATCTGTTACAAAAGTACCTATTTTTATTCTTCTTGGCGCAGTTTGAGCGTTATGCTCATTAATATGCTGTGTATTTTCAGTAATATTAGCTGGTTGTTGTGGGACTATATAACTACCATTATTAAGAACTGAAACTGTTCTACCGCTTATCTGTTTTTCAATTATTTCTTTACGAGTTTGTGCAGACATTTTCTTTATCTGACTTTGAGTAAAATTTAAGTCAGTTAGTTTTTTATTTTCGTCTGGCGTTATGTTTGACAGCGTATGATCAGCATTCTGACGCATAACAGCTTCATCGTTGTATATTACTTCATTTAAAGTATTAGCATGCTTACGATGAATCTCAGACTGTTCCTCATTACCTTCTTTTGAATAACGATGAAATTCAGCAAAATGTTCAGGTTTTGTTAATCCCATTTTAGATACTTTGCGCCACTGATTTTCACCTACTTTTTTAAAGCCATTGACAACTGTACCTATACTATTAGAATCTATTTGCTCTACAGTATTTGCTGCATTTTCTTTATCCCATACTTTTTTCAGCGTTTCTTTTAATTCTTCATCTGTAGGTGTTTTACCTGTAGCATTTTTCCAAGCATCAAACAGCGTATGATCTTCATCATCTGTTCTTGTAGATTCACTTTCATAGAATTCATCAAAACTATCATAAGCTGTCATCTCATCTTTTAAATAAGACAGCAGATCATTTAATTTTTCTTCTTTATGTTTATCTGTATCTTGTTCTGAAGAATTAGTTTTATCATGTGTGTCTTGCTGTACAAGATGACCGTGAGTTTTAACAGGCTTCCAACCAAGAGCTGTTTTTACGTTTTTACCAGATTTATCAAGCTGACCTATCATAAAAGCTTTTGCTTTTTCAATATCGCTATCAACAAAACCTTTTAAAATGTTTGATTTTTGAACTTCATCTTGTTTTTTATTTTCAAGTTTACTTTCCATTTTTTTTAATTCTGTATAATAGTTTGCAAATTCATATAAATGATCGTCAGCAATACTTTCATATACATCTTCGTCAGGTGGAAATTTATGATGTTTTTTGAAAAAATCTTTTATAAATTTTATTGTGTCAGCATGTTCTTTTTCAACATCAACACCTATTTCTTTTTCTGTATTTTCAGCTTTTGATAATCCTGCTTCACTCATTGCAATAGCAATTGCTTGTTTTCTATTTGTAACAATACTACCATCGCCTGAATGTAATGTGCCTCTTTTAAATTCAGACATTACAACGCCAACTTTTTCTTTGCCTTTCAAATGTTTTCTTTTTTCAGCACCAGCGCCTAAGACATTAGGATGCTTCATTGCTGTTTTTTGTTCAGCGTTTAGATTTTCACTTTTAAGTAAATCAGCTGCATTGCTAAATAGTTTTAAATTAAAAAATGAAAATTTAGACATTACACTTACTGTTTTAAGTATACAAATATAAATAAAAAACTCGGAGCATTTTTTAATACCCCGAGTTATTTTGTAAAAATTATTTTTTGATTTTTATCTGATAACTTTAATTATTTTACGATCAACCTTCATTTCCTTTTTACCGCCACCATCTGGCTGAACGATAATTGTGCGTTGAAAACCAACCTTACACATATAAACTTTTACAATTGTGCCTTTACAAACAATACCTTGTTTATTATTATATTCAACATACTGTCCTTTTTCAAACGGCCTGCCATCATCTTTATATTCGCGTTCTTTGCCTGTCAGAGCTTCTGAAACAACCGCTGAAATAAAAGATTTAATGATGTTTGCTTTCATTGATTTTTCAGATACCTGTTGAGCAATATATTCTTTCAAAAACTTGATTAATTCACGTTTGTATGAACCTTCAACAATTTCTTTATCAGCTTTAAGTTTTTTAAGTTCTGTAGCAACAAGCTGTTTTACAGCATCTTTATCAAAAACATCGAGTAAATTTGTGCGAGGTTTTCCTTTTTCTTTTTCAGGTGCAGGATCAAGTTTACGTTTAATTGGACGAATAATGCGTTGAAAAAAGTCCTCAGGTATTTCACAGTTTTTCTTTTGCCATTCCCCAACTGCTTTAGCAATAAGTACACCTTTTGTTTCGTTAACAGTCATTTTTTCAATCAAGCTATTAGCAATTTCGAAAATTTCTTTTTTAGCTTTTTTGAAATTGAATTCACCTTCACCTTCACCTTTTTCTTTTTTTACTTTTTCAGGCTTTGTTTTTTCAACCTTGGGCTTCTGAGCTTTTGGTTTTTCATCTTCCTTACGAGCTTTTTCGTTCACTTCATTAAATTCTTTTGAACCTTCGATGTTAGCTGGATGTGATTTGCGAACTTTCTTTTCTGTTACAGCATCAAGTACATCATGATCTTTTTTATCCTTATTTGGTAATTTTACGCCGATTGCTTCAAGTACTTCAGGCGGTGTATGTCCTTTTGGTGTTTTTGTCGGTTTTACAGATTCGTTTGTTTTAATGGCTTTGTACAAAGTTTTATTTCCTTCAGTAATTTGTTCAACTGCTTTTTCACCAATTAGTGATTCAAGAATAGGTCCTGACCAAGCAGCTGCATTTTTTGGCTGACGTTTACCTACAACGACGCCAATTTGCGATTTAGTACATGATTCACCTGTTTTTCTGAGGTATTCAAGTACTGCGACTTCATTTGCATTTAGATTTTTCATGTTTTTGAATTTTACGATTTTTTAATAACGAATGAATTATGGTACAAATATACTCAATATATTTGAATAAAGGATAATTTTTTAAAAATATTTTCGCAAAAATTTGCATTTTATCTGGAAAAGCTGATTCTACTTATAGTACAGATTAAAACTTTTTTACTTATAGTATAATAAAAACCTTTATATGTTGTTTAAATCGACAATACCTTATTATATAAAACGTGTTTTAGCCGCAAATATACGCTATATTATATATCTTGATACCAGCTGTATACAGAATAGTATCTTATACGTATTAATACGCTTTCTGCATTACTAAGTATATAAGTGTTTTAGTTTTTAATTAAAAAGAATTTAAAGCTGACAACAAAACCTCAACGCAGAATTAACAAAGATCAAGGTTTTCTTAGCTTAACACCAGATTAGAAATTACTATAATCGCCCGTATGAATAAGAGCTTTTAAGCACTGCCAAACGGGCGATTGAATAGTTTATCAATTTTAAAACAAAAAGCTTCTATAAAGCTTCTTTCTGCGCCGAGAACTACATTTTCTTGTTTATCTGCCTTGGCCCTTGTACTTTTTGAAATAAACTTTGCTGTTTTTGTTTTTACTGGATGAGGTTTTTGAATGAATACCTCTGCGCTTTGTTTTGCCTGCGCTAATCGATTTGCTGTCTTTTGTTGTCATAAGGTTTTATTTATTGTTTGACAAATTAAGGCTGCCTATAACATTGTATTGCTGCAAGTGGGGCAGACGTGCCAAATTCAGCAATTGAACTACTATTTTGCTTTTGTGCTATCGTGGGGCAGCAGTTCTTTCAATCCCCACCTGACAGCAATACCTGAACGTTATGCGCAAGGCTACTACCGTACATAACTTACAAATTCCTGACCTCTATCACAGAAAGATTTTACCATTGAGCAAACCAATCCGAAAGACATACCAGAATGACCTTGCGCTTCAATAATTGTCTTTGCTTTTTGAAGTTCACACCCTGCGTTGAGTTCCTTTACAATATCAAGTGTTGCTCCCAACTCCATACCCTGATACAAGTCATCCAATCTAATAGGCACACATTTAGCCCAAGTTTCGTGATACTTTTCATCAAGTATCGCATTGCCTTTTTCAATCCACTCTTTTGTTAATTCAGGTATGGCTTCCTTGTGCTTTCGCTGTTCTTCTTTGTATCTGTCATTTTCAGCCTTTTGTTCAGCATCAAAATCAGCTTTCGTCTTGCCTGTAATCTTTTTATAAGCCGTGTCTAAATCGTCAACATCAGAGTATAACTTTTGTCCGTTAAACTCTCCGTAAACCAATTCGCCACGTTCTTTAAATCGGGCTAAATCTTGCATTGCTCTTTCGATGCTATCTCCTGCACCAAATTCAATTTTTCTGTGTTTCATTTTTAATTTGTTTAAAGTTCCTACTGATGAACCGCCCAGCAGGTAACAGCGGTTTGGCAAAAGCTGCCATAAAGTTTTTTGCGAAAATTGAGCATCCGTTAGGCAGCCATATTGCCCTAATACTTATTTAGGCATTTTTCGCTGCAAAAACCAATATAAGCAGTCGTACTATGTTCAATCCCACATTGAGGGCAATACGAACTGTTAACAGCAAATAAAAGCAATTTTTGTTTCAACTCAAATGAGCGTTTCCAATATTGCTTTCTATTTCCGTAGTAAGTGCCTTCTCGCTCATTGTCTGCTATTAATGTAGCAAGGTGGTTTAATTCTGCTTTAGTAAACTTTATCGTTTCCATATTAAACTGCTTTTATTTACGAACCGTTAACAAACATTAAAACGATTTGCTAACAGGGGCTATAAATAATAAAACCCCTGCCAGCGCACCGCTTTGATTAGGCATTACGCAAAAAGTCCAAAATTTCGTCATTACCAACTTCATCAGGATTTAATCCGTTTTTGTAGGTAATTGTCCATTTTAAACTTTCGGCATCATAAGTAATTGTTTTTACATTATTGCCCAATTCTTCAATAAAGTCATAAATATCTTTCATTTGTTTATGATTTTAAATTAGTGCAGTGCAATCCCCCACCGCACAAAAAGGGGTTTTACATATTCATAGCCCCGAACCGTTAGCACCAAGGCTAAATATCCCAATCATCCATATCAAAGAAAATTTGCTCAACAATATTTTCAATTTCTTCCTGTCCTTCACGTATTGTTTCACCAATTGAAAGCAAATCAACTAATGGCAAACTATCCTCATTGTCTGTTTTATGGTATTTCAACCTTGCACTATTCAGCGATTTATCTATGTAATCGCAAATTTTTTGTTTCTGCTCTTCATTAAGTTTCATATCTGTTAATTTAACCCGCCCAGTTGCTAACAAAGTGTAGCCACAATAGGCGGAAAGTTATTACTAAATTGATAGGTCGGTGCATTAGCCTACTGATGGCTACACTCGACCGTTAGCAAACATTAAAACAATTTGCTAATACGGTATATAACCAATGCTTACCGTGTAGCTTCGTATTAAGTTTCTGCAATCATTTCCATTTTTGTCATAAGCTAATAATAATAACGTTGAAAATATCCGAATTGATTAGGTTCAAAAAGTATGTCTGCGTCGCTGTTATACATAATACAAAAATCAGGATCACATATACACGTCAAGGTCGTCTTGTCTTCACTCAAAACGTATTTACCGTCAAATGGGTATGGCAGGTAAACACCTTGCAGTGTTGCTTCAACAAAATAATAATCGCTTTTATGTGTAATACGGAGCATAACTGATTCACTATGCTGTGATACGCACACCCAACTGCCTTCAAATTTATCTGATGAGCAACTTGATAGCAGCAATACAATAAATAATGATGCTAATCTTGTTTTCATTTCAGTGATTTTTAATTTTATACTTTTTCATGAGTATTTCAAAATTATCATTTAACCAATCTTTGGCTTCTTGCAAGGTTGTCGATTCCTTGCGCAATTGAATCCACTTCCAATCACAATTAGGATTACCATCTTCCAATATATCAGATTTAATCACTTGCAACCGTATTTTATAAGGTGCAGTATCACTGATTGCGCCTACTCGAACATTTTTAATCTTGATATAATGATTATCAGGATAAAAACTTCTATAATGTCCTGTAGATTTTTCTGTTTTAAACGTGAACTTTGTAGGTGTTTTCATATTAATGTTGATTTTGTAGTTTTAAAATTCTATCGCGAATTGTTGCTGCTAATTCAAATTGTTCTTCTGCAATCGCTTGCTTCAATCTTTTATTTAACTCAACAACATCTTCAGTGGGTAAATATTCTTCCTGATTAACAATACGAGTACCTAAAAATTCAGATAATTTTTCTGTCAGATCATCAGGCATGTGTATCGCAAAGTCACAGTCAGTTACATCAATCAGGAAAAAAGCAGTAATGGGTCGCAATGCACCCAAAGCTTTCCATATTACATTATAAGGCGTACTCGATTTGAATAATGTAAGCATCGTTGAAGGTGTTGCAATGAACTGTGTGTCTTCAGTTTCAATAAACGTGATCAATGCTTGATTGACGTCTTTTCGAGGTTCTCTGTCAAATCGAATTAGAAAATATTTTTTAAGGTCGCAGGGGGCATTTGAGTTTTTCATAATGTTTAAGTTTTATGATACAAATATACTCAATATACTTGTAACTCGAAATATTTTAAAAAAATTTTCTCGTAAAAAGTTTACTTAAGGAAGAATATGAGGCCGCTCACCATAGTAAGGCGTGGGCTGATCTATTCAGTATTACAAGCGTGTGACAGCATGTCATCTTATACCTATTATTCTTATTAGTGTCTAATAGCCACAACGAACACCTTGTGAACCTTTTTTAAACGTATGTAGAATGTAATATGCTTGATATGATATTAACAAAGCATGCTATAATGCGACTATAACAGCTTTAGATTAAATCTAAGCGTTACTTCTTTGCATCTTCATGTGTAATATCAGTAATGACATTGATGCCATGCTCTAAGTCAATCTGTCTTTGACGTATCCTTTCAGCAATGATTTGCTTTAAGGATTGAGCCACTGTCTTATTCTCATTAGATACCTGCATATACCTCTCGAACCCCTCATTCTTATTCGCTTCGCTAAGCAATCTATTTTGGTGCATAGCATTTAACTTATCTAAATCATAAATATGGGATGACGGGTATTGAGGCAATGAGTTTTCATCGTTGGTTGCCTGCTGTGGTGCAAAACCTGTATATTTGGCGTAGTAGCTATTTTGCAACCTGTATAATAACATTAAAGGATTAATACCTGTTCTTAATGCAATTCTGGTAACGATAATTTCATTTATGGGCAATTTTTTATAAATTTCTTGTTGTATATGAATATTCAGCGTTTGTTCGATGTTCACTTGTAGATCACCTTCAATTCTGATTAAGTCACCTTCAACCTCGCGTTTTATTGATTCAAGTAACTCTTTAAGAAATTTGCGGTCTTCTTTATTTTGTGTATTTTCATATTGTTGTTTTGTTTCATTATACAACCACATATATTCCTCGAGACGTGATTTTTTATAACCTAAACGTACATCATTGAAATTATTTGAATAGTCCTTTTGCAATTCAACGATTTTATCAAGATTCCTTGTACGAAAATTTTCTATTGCACTCATTGAAATATCAATATGCCAATCTTGATTTATAATTTTATGAACCTCTTCAGCACTATACATCTTTCCAAACAGCGCCATTATATCAGCTTTCCTGTTTTCAATAATAATCATATCATCTATGTGTGCACGTTGAAATGAAGTTGTCCAACTTTCTTGACCTGTTGCAGCATTTTTTGCTTTTGTTAAAGCAAGATATGCATTTTCAACAATATATTTTAAGGTATTAATATATCGTTTTTCAATATCAGGTAAATGTGCAATTGCCCTGCCAAAATCACTTTTACGCAATAATAAATCAATTGTAAGTGCACGATCATGTTTACTTCTGTAATACCTTTTTTCACTTACCCATACATTTGAGGACAGCGCAAGAAATTCATTATAAGCTGATTGATTCCTGACTTCCAAGTTATCTAACGTCAAAAATTTAATAGGTGCTGGAATGTTAGATTCCAAACGAACTTCAGTGTTTTTAGTCTTTTTTGAATTTAATGTTTTCTTTTTCGGGTTACCTTTTTTTGAGCTCATAGGTATATTTTTATTTGATACACAAAAGTAATAAATAGTTATGACAGTATGACATCTGTTTTTCAAGGTGTTATGCTGAATTAGAAATGCTTGTAAGTGCATTGCTGATTTACCAAAATGTATAATGGTATAATTAAAATTGTCGCTCGAGGATGCTCCGAGGTCGCGTTCCTCTTAGGTATAAATCATTTTTAATACCTTGTTGTGTGTTTTAGTAGCACCTTATATTATTAATTATTTAATGTAGTGCCCTGAGTGTCCTCGTGGTGTCTCGAAATGTTCTTGTTGTATACTAAAATGACCTTGAGCGTCTGAAATGCATTAAGTACCTTGTCAACAAATGATACACTTCAACACGACTAATTGTCAGCCTTTGGCAACGCGATACGCATCCAATACCGTATTTCATTTCCATTATAAGCCCATCCCATGCCGTTCCATATTTCCCAATGAATCTTGTCGTCCTTGCGACTTATTAAGTACCTGTTATATTTAGGTGGGTATGTATCTTTATCATCTTTGTTGTATTCTATCCATTCTGGTGCGTCTTTTAATGCATTAGACAGCTTTTCTATTTCTATTTGAGTAGATTCCAATAACTCCACTGTTATATTCTCTGGCTTCATATAACATAGTGCTTTTATTATAGCAATTGCTTCTTTAATTTTTTGTGTCATTTTTTAATTCATTTATTTTGATTAGAATTTCATGAGCGTAATCTGAAGGTTTTAAATATCCTGATATTATGCTTATTATCTTTTTGTATAATTTTTCATACCATTCAATCTTTTTTACTTTGTGGTATTTTTCCATTAAATTAAACATTTCTTGATAAAATGGTAATGAATAATCTGGATTAGAATCACTGCATATTTTATCAGTATACCCTTGTTTCATTTGCTGATCATAAAATTCTTGTGGCATCATTTTATTTTTCTTTGTTTGTTTTATTTTTATGGGTGAATTTCTTAATCAATTTATCTATTTCGAAATGTATTATTAAACCTATTGCAATAAGTAGTATAATACCTATTAAAATAAGTCCCATTACATCTTGAACTGTCCATACAAACACTTGTTTACATGAGACCATCAAGAACATCAGAAAGAACGCGATTATAAGCAGTTGAGTTTTCATATATTGTTATTTATTTGTTTTATTATTTTATATCCTATTGATTCAAGCGCTTCATTAAACATCTTTAAACTTATTTCGCCTACTACAGGCGCAACAAATTCACTTTGAAAAGGTATTGCCATTATAATTGCAAATGAAGGTTCATTGTTTATATCGCCGTCTTCCTTTAAATGAATTTCAGTAGGGCGCATAAAAACAAGATTATTTTTACTACTTAAATCAATTTTATTTTTTCCGTGATTAAATGCTTTAAAGTCCATTTTGTTATTTGTTTTTGTTATACCATTTAATAAATTCAACAGCGGCTGTATACACAACTTTAATTTTTGTCCAATCTTCATTTACTTTAATCAACACTTCACATAAATTTCTTTCTGTAAGAATTTCGCACATTGTATCATGAATGCCAACAGTGTGGTGCAATGATTCTATTTTTTCAATAACAGGCATAAGCCAATCCCAAGATGAATGAAATTCTAATGGCTCATCAGGATATGACGTTATTCCTGATATATCTCCATAAAATTCTTTAATAAGTTTATTGCATTCTATAATTTCTTTTTGTATCATGATAAAAGTTCTAATTCTATTAATAAACCTCACATATAACTTCTGCTTTCATTTTACCCATTTTTTATGCAAATTAACACTATTAGAACTCGGCACGTAGTATCTATCTAAAAATTCTTTTATGTCACTCATTTTAAAGAAAATCTTGCCGCATATTTGAGAATAACCTAAATTTTTATTATCTCTATACGACTGCAAGGTTCTTTTACTAACATTAAGTATTTTCATTGTTTGCTCAATTGTTAGCCATTCTGACGCTATTTGTATATTACTACTTATTTCAAGTTTTTTTACAAACTCTTTAATTTGCATTATCTCATCAACTAAACGTTGATATGCACTTGCTTCAATTGTTATTACTTCCATTTTTAATGTTTTTTCCATAATATTATTTGTTTTTAAACTCATTGCACGTTGCACAATCACAATCATTTTCATGCGTTGTAATAATTATATTCCATTCTTTACCTAATTTTCTTTTTATTTTAAAAAATAAAATTTTCAGCATTATAATGTAATATAACTCTCTAATATATGAAAAAATATCATATAGCATATAAATCGTATTCATAAGAGGCATGAATATAACTATTTTTGAATATTTCTTTTCAGCTTCATAACTGATCCTATTTAGTAACCACGCGTTTATTGAAACGTATGAATAAATTGTACTAATGATATAAATCGCTTCTATAATTAATAATGTTTTCATTTTTATTTTAAGGTTATTTTTTAATGTACTTTCCGTTTTTATCAAATTCATTAGGGTATTGTTTTTTATATGCTGCATTGCATTCTTCTTCAGTTTTAAATGCGCTATGCCATTCAAACATTCCACAATTGCAACAACCTTCTGGACTTTCTTTATTTATATATGGATGATCACAAGGTATGCAAGTGACAGCGATACAACGTGTTTCCGCCTCAGTTATTTCTGTTTCAGGTGGTTTTTCATCTACATGCGATTCAGTTACTGTAATGCCTTCTAATGGCGTATCAGATACACTTAACGAACCATCAATTACAAATATAGCTTGCAAAATAATTTCCATTATAGGTTTTTCATTTTTTTGCTTAATAAATATTTGTCTGATAGTTCCATCATCAAACTTACCTAACACTACTATTCTTTCAATTTCTGGGTTTTTCATTTTTATTTATTTTAACAGGTTAGTTTCCTTAAACGATTTTGCGCCACCATGCCGCCATTTTATTACACCATCAATGTATAATTCCATTATTCGACCGTGATCTTTGCGATCTGAAAACTTTTTGCAGTATTTATTAGGATCGACAACACCTCTATACGTTAGTGTCATTTTACTTTCATAAATAACTGTTACTGTATATTTACCTTGATTTAAAGCTTTTTTATTTATCCGATATTCATCGGCTACAACTATTTCACTTGCCATATTTTTATTTTTTTGAAGTTATTACTATTGAATGTTTTTCTATTAAACCAAATGTCGTGTCATATCTTAAATAATGCGTACACGTTATAGCAACTATATTATTGATAGCATAAACATAATATTCATAACCTGACCAATCATCTATTTTTATTTTTCTTTGAATATTTTGTTTTTTCAGAAATTTAATCAAACCTTTTATTTCGCCTTTATATTTTAGATTTGTTTTACAATACGTAAATAAAGCTCTATACTGCATTTCATTTTTTGCATTGGTGTAATTATTCATAATCACATCAACCATATCTCCAATACATTGAAATGCATCATCAAGATCAGATTGTATATTGATAGGCGTTAATGAACTAAGTGTTTTCATATTTCCTTAATTGAAACGCCTGCTAATGAATAATCAACTAAATTTTCGCTGAATAACGTGCATGATATATTTACTTTTTGATTTTCCCATATTTTATCAAGATCATCATCAGTAAACCAACCTTCATTTAAAATTTCATTTTTAAATGTTTCAAGCGTAATTTCAGGCGTATGATTTCTATATGCCCAATACTGTAAATACCAAAGCATTAACTGGACATATTTTTCAAGTTTACAAAAATGGGCAATAAAATAAATTAAACCCCAATCAACAGTTTTAAACGTATGAATAACTTTTATCCTTTTTGCAACGCGTTGCACCATATATGGCTGTTGATTGTGATCCTTATATTCATCACCACTTGGAAAGCTTAATAATTCATTTAACATATTAACATCATCATCGCTTAGATTAACGCGTTGCAATGCAAGCATTGGTTCACATACGTAGCGCTGTATCGCTGTTGAGTTTTCAGTTTCAATAAAATTAATTTTTTCCATTTTTCATTTGATTTTTTGATAAATAAGGATAACTTTTTATAACTTTTTGTTTAGGTTGTTTTGCTTTTGTAACAACACGACCTAACGTTTGCAAACCATTTTTTGACGATATAAAACTAACAGGTATTGCAATTGCATATTTTTCATATAGTTTTATTATTGCAAACTTCCATACTTCGTTAAGCAATGGTTTGAATTTTGAATATTTATCAATGAGACAAACAAGCCCATCTTTAAAAGTTATTAAACTATCGTTTTTACCTTGTTGAACAGTAGCGGTGAATTCATCGCCAATTTTTGTTTTTTCCATTTTTACTTGTTTTTTATTTTTATTGTTTGAAAACCTATTACTTCAATTGTTACTGGTACTACACCTTCAGATAGTGTTGCAATTTTTTTAAATGCTTCACGCGATAAATCAATTTTGTAATTGCCAAGAGGTCCATCGTCATTAACTTTTACAATAACACTTTTACCATTTTTTTTGTTTGTCACTTTTAACAACGTACCAAACTTGTGAATACACGAAGCGCATGTGAATTTTGTCTGATCAAATATTTCACCTGAATGCGTTGTACGACCATCATATTTATCGTGATAGTATGTTGCTTTATAGTTTTGTGCATTTGTGTTTAAAGCACAAAAAATAATGATTATTGCTACAATTGTTTTTTTCATAATTATGAGTTTTTTAATTGTTCATATTTAGCTTCAAGAATTTTTACGAACAACTCCCAGTTTATGCATGTTACATCAACACCTTGGGACTCCAATACTGCTTTGCGTTTGAATGCAAGTAGTCTGAAATTAAAGTTTTTAAGTTCGTGAACTGATAACACATTGAATATATTAGCAAACTGTTTCATGATATTCTAAATAATAAAATTGTAATGCAGTTAACACTTGATTTGTTTTTATATATTTTTTTAAAGCATCTTTAGGTATTTTAACACCAAAGCGTTCAAGTACAGCACCTTTTACTTTAAATGACGTCGTATCAATTACTTCATCACCTTTAATGTTCCAAGCATGCTCAAGTGCAAGTGGTACGCCTTCACATAAATAGTAACCTTCAACATAATCAATATCGTCGCAGACAAGCGCTAATAATAAGCTGTTTTTAAAGCATTCTTTAAGCTTTGCGCTGTTTATTATTGCATAGTGTTTAACAATGTGTCTATCAGCTTCTTTCGTGTATTCTTTGCCATCTTTAAGCAATACATTATAGTAATTTATTGTAGACTGATTTAAACGCAAGCTTAATAACTGATTGAGATATTTTTGTATTTCCATTTTTATTTGACTATTAACGAATCACCAATATAATAACAAGGTGCTGACCATTTTACTTTTTGCCCTACTGTATCATTATAAGGTATGCTGACGCTTCTCGTTGAATTAAACGTAACACACGAACAAAAAAGCATAGCAATTAATATTATAAATATGAACTTTTTCATACTCTGCCTTCCATTATAGCTGCAAGCCATAATAACACATAAAAAACACCGAATAAAAATATTGCAAAAAGCGCATGTTTTATAACTTGACGTTTTTCTTGCTTTGAAGCTTCTTTAAATAAGGTAATAAACTCTTTCATAACGTTGATTTTAAAATGTAAATTTAATTAAATTATTGAAATAATTTGGCCATTATATAAAATTGTTGATTTACCATTTTCAACAGCTTCATCTACAAGCTGTGAATAAGTTTTTGGTATGTGAATTATAAATTTGCATTCAAGCACACGAATGATTGATTTAAGATCCATAACGAAAGTTATCTTTTCACCAACCTTTACAGCAAGTTGTTCAATTTCATCGCGCGTAAATGTTTTTTGCGAACCTGCAATTTTCAATGCAGCTAAATTTATTTTATCAATGCAAACTTGTGGTATTGTGTTCATTGCTGTTCCTCCCTGTTTTTAATTATTACTTATACCTTTTACTGAATACGATGTATCTAATTTTCTTGAGAATTTGCTTTTTTGAAATGGTCGTTTTGGAAAAATAATCATAACCATTTTTTAATAACATATTTAATAACGCTTCACGTGAACAAATACATTTGTCGATGATTGAAACATCTTTAATTTTCCTTTGACTGTCATTATTTCGTAATGTAACTTTTTCACCAATTTCAAAATTGCTTTCTGAACTTGAGAATATTAAACAATACCCTGCTAAAAAAGCATGCATGTTATTATTCCAAAATGTATCGTAAATACCCCAATCAAACTGTGTTTTTCCTGTGTTAGGGTTTATAACCCCAATTGATAGTACAAATGCTGTTTTCATTTTATTATTTTTTTAAAAGGTTTAACGTTTCACCAACTGTTTTAAGATTTAATTTATGAATATTATTTATGCAGATTTTATACTGGCTATCAGTGATTTTTTGGTTCTTTTTAAAGAACAGCACCATATTTTCTAATTGTATAATTGTAAGCCGAGTATTATCGTTAACTTCTAAACCTCTGTAATACGTATAGCAACTACGTTTTTCTGCGTATGACTGTGCGCAGTCTTTTGCTTCCTGTTCATCGTGAAATATTCTTGAAAGAGGTATATTATGCCACTGTCTTGAATTTTGATGATATACTTGTGCGATATATGCTTTCATGTTAATATTTGTTGTCATTTCAGCGTCCTCCATTATTTTAATTTGTTCTCATATAAGGTTTGCAAGTACCAGTTTTTGCTGCAAGATATGCAGCTGCTGCATTTGCTGTAATTTTTGGGTCGTTACAAACAATGAGTTTTATGCCAGTGTTCGACTCATATATCCATTTTGTATTTGGGTCGAATTCAGGACCTGTTGAATTTTTAAATTCAAAAAGCATTGACTTTCCAGATTTTGCATTTAGTACATTGTAGGTTGTTGCAAATCTTACATCTTTTTCTGAACAGTAAAATGAATTTTCATTTTTGTTCCAAGCTACGATGTTGTTGCTTGCTTCTGGGTTGATTGTGATTGTTTCCATTGTTTTTATATTTTTAAATTATCGATTATGTTACAAATATACTCAATATACTTACATAAGTAAAACATTTTAATGTATTTAACATAAGTTTAACATATTAAAAAATATATAATATAACGTAATTTTTTGATATAATACTTAAAAACCCCTTAGTTCATAAGGGGTCTATTAAATTCATTAATAGTAATTTTTATTCATAATCGCGGAAACATACCATCACAGGAAAACGAGGATTGCCATCTGGCGTTAAGTTTTGGTATTTTATTGTAGCTTTTTTACCTATATATTTATCTTTATTCAAAAGTATTTCTTTATAAAAATCAAAACCGCCTTTTATATTTGCATCAAAGGTGTTACCATTTGGATGTATGCACCTCACATTGCCAGCCATACCACTACGATTGCCTTGACCTTCGATAATATCAACAACTACACATTCAGCATCTTGAAATTCTTTTCTTTTTAATAATGATTTTGTTCTGTTGTATTCATATTTTGAATTTGAAACACGTATCATTTGTCCCTCATATCCATCAGCCAAGAATTTTGCATATAATTCGTCAAGAACATCAGCGCCAGTAACTTTAAATGTCTCAACAATATGAATATATGGTAAGTCAATAAAGTGCTGTAAGATTGCATTTCTCTCAGTAAAAGTTATATTATCTGCTACTAAATCATAGACATGATACTGTATAAACGCACGAGATTGTTCAAGATCTGTTGGCGTTAAGTTTTGTTTTTTAACTAACGACGTTATTTTATTAAAGTCATGTTTCAATGAATGATTATATAGTTCACCATCCAAAGCTATAATTTCAGGATGCGCATTTAATATGACCATTGCAGAGTCAATTAAGTGCTGCGCCGCAAATAATTCTTTACCTTGTCTTGAAAACAAACCATTACGTGTTGCAATACATCTGATCCCGTCAAGTTTTGGTTGACAGTGTGTTTCGTGACTGAAGATTATTTCAGCACCATAATCTTTAAACTGATGTGCCAGCATAGGCGATATGAATGTTTTACCTTTGCCTGCATCTTCAATGTTATCATAGTAACCCTGTTCTCTCTTTTTTGTCGCTTTTGCTGTCGCTTCGCTTATAGCTTGTTCTTCAGGTGTTGTTGCGTGTTTTTTACCTATATTTTTTGCAACACATAACGTCCACTCTGATGTTGTAAGTTTACCATCGACAAAACCTTCAATTGTTCTTGTTTTGCCGTTTTCAGTTTCAACAGACCACTGCTGAATTCTGCCTTTTTTGTCTTTTTTAAATAATGTAATTTTCATGACTTTTTATTTTTTAATTGTTTAAACTATTGTAAAATTATAACAAGGATATTTATTATTTGTCAAAAAACTTGCAAGCTCGACGTTTGACATAATCTTATGATTATAAAAATCACCTAACGCGCCATAACCTCTATTTTTTTGTGTTATTCGTGTCTTTTTTGTTTTTTTAAGCATGCGATATAAAATATCAGCTTCAGTTTTTGTTTTAAAACCAAAATCATGATTGGTATGGATTGTTGCATAATACGTTGTACCTGTGATGCCTTCTGCATACGAATGTGCTAACAGCGTTACTACAAAATATTTTTTTGCATAATTATTTAAAAGCTTTTCAGCAGTTTCACGACCACCATACTGCCCAACTAATTGTTTTAATTCTTGAGTTTCCATATTTTTTATTTTGTAAGTTCTTGAAATTTATAATTAACAACTGATACTCTTGTGCACATACCTTTACCGCCATCTAACGAAGTGCAAATAATAGGGTATTTGTGGCATTTTGGGTTTAAACCTGCTACTTTAAAACGACGCCCGTCATATGTAAATTCAAAACCTAAAGGTGCATGAATGCAATAATAATCCTTTAATCTATTGTAATTTTGGTATTCGATGCTTTGTGCTATATCGTTATTTATAATAGCACCTACAATTTTTAATTGAAAGTTTTCAATGCTAAATTTACAATTTTTTGCTTTCAAACTAATACCATATTTTAACGATAATGCGTCCAAAGCATTTTGAATGTCGCTATTTAGCTGTTTCAAATTGTCACGATTAAAAGATCTGATTGTTTCCATTGTTTTACGAGTTTAAAATTATTGAATAAATGAATTATGATACAAATATACTCAATATATCAGCACAAGTAAAACAATTCAAGGTATTTAACATAAGTTTAACATATTTAAACTATTTGTTAAAACCTAAAATCTTAAATCTTAAATCTGAAAATAGCGGATCATTATTTAACAATTCGCGCCTTATTACTGAAGCATAATAAGGAAATTTTTTAGGTTCACAGTCAAGTTCAATTTTTAAAAATTGATCATTAAAATCTTTTTGTTGTGTTCCTATACTATAGAATATAGCGTACGCACCATCGTAATTTATGTCTAACCACGTCGACACGATTTTCTTTGATTTTTTTAATAAAGATATTTTAACGCTCATACATTAAACTATATGAGCATCAAAATTATCCTTTTTTATCAAATATTAATCGTCTGTACCAAAAAGTTTTATTCGTTGATTACGCTTATAATCAAGATACGACGTCTTCCATTCGCGACCACCTTTTAATCTATCACTGCCATTTCTATTTGGTTTTTTATGATGAAATGTGCGCACCTGTTCTTCAAAATTTTCAATATCAACATCACCTTCAACTTTGTTTTCAAAGTATGAATATGCAGAATCTAAAAATTCAGGCTTATGTTTGTTTGGTATTATTAATGTGTCTTTATATTCATTGCCACACACAATGTTACTTATTTGTAATAACGATTTTGTGTGCAAATCTAAAACAGCATTATAATTATCTTTGCGATAACCTCCAAAAAGTGCAAGTGTAATGGGTAACGGTTTGCACGTAAATAATTCAATTTCTTTTACCCATTCAGCAAAAAGTGTTGAGCATTTCAACCAATGCTGTGTATCACAAACACCTGCGCTTAAATCATCATCAATATGACTATCACATCCGTGCGCGAAAACAACATAATGAATCTTACCTGTAAAAATACCATACCCAATGCGTGAAAGTTCGTTATACATCATCTCTACATAATCATCACCAGTTATTCCACGTATGTTTACATTATTTCCAACTGGAATTGCATGATTTATTTTTGGATTGAATGCCCGAGCATCTTCAATACTATTACCATAGTGACCATCAAGATCAAAGTATGCGCCAACTGCGCCAAACTCTTCATACATTTTAATTGCTGAAATAACTTGTCCTGAAAATGTACAAAAACCACTACCGTAATTAGGACGCGCATGATGCATACCTGATACTGGTGCAAATGTTACTTGTTCAGGATGCGTAAATGAATATCTTACAGCATTATGCAATGCAGCGTTAGTATATGTTAAACTTTCAACTAAATTTTCAGACCAAGGTATTCCATTTGAATTACAATTACCTTTCCCTTTAAACATATTGTTCACATATTTTTTTGTATGTGCAATTAAAAAATCTTCTTTAGTATATGGTTTAAAATCTTCAGTAATTTCAAGCATATCACTATATTGACCTTTTTTAATCTTTTTCATTAAAAGATATGGTTTTAAAGGCGATTGTGAATACGATCGCGTTTTAATACCTTCGAAGCATACTTGCTTTTTTGTATAAAACGTAAGAATTTTTTTATTGTGTAATGTTTTCATAGCGTACATAATTTTGTACAAATATACTATATATACTTGACATAAAGTACTTTTTTAGTATTTTTAACAAACTATTAACTTATTATGAAAGATGTAATATGAACTTACAATCCTTATGAAAAAACTTTTTAATGCGAACGCAAGATTCAAGACGCTGAACAATTAAAGGTTTTTTTGATTCATCATAATCGCGCGTATGTATAAAATGCTGAAACAACGCATCAATATCGCGACCTTCAAGTGAATGCTTCCAATCGTTTGGCGACGCTTCATTGAATACTGTTACAAGGTACATTCTTGGTGTACCCATTTCTTCAACTTCCAACAATATATAACCAAGTCCATTTAAAAACTTGATAATTGCATATTTACCTTCATCCTGTGCTGTTTCCATATTTTTTATATTTTATCCATTTCGTCTTTTTGCGGTTTGATTTCCTTTAAAAAGTGTTGGTGTGATCGTTCCTTTAAAACTTTTGCTTTTTCGTTAGGCGCCATTGAAGCAAACTTTAAAAAACCGCCTGAAATTACGCGACCTGCTAATTTAAGTTCTGCTCCACAATAAGGACACAGCGTAAGTTCATTTTCTTGTGTTTCGTCTTTTATAATGAGGACACCATCTTTCATTTTTTTTGCTTCACAACCATCTGTAAAGCACCAATATCTTAATTTTATATTCATTTCAATGTAGCGTTACGTATTAATGATAATTTTGAGTTATCCACCAAGATATTAATAAAGCATCAACAATACCGTCATGCGCGTTCTTACAGCGTTCTGTAGGTCTGCAATCTACTTTTGGAAATAATCTTTTTGAAGCAATCAATGCCATAGGTTTTGTATCAATTCTACCAATCACAAGTTTGCCATTTTTATTTGTTGTTGAAGGTTTACGTATTTCAGGTATTCCGGCAAACGCTTGTTTTTGCCAGACTTTTGCATTTACTTTTCTATAAGGTAAACCAAGTGAAATTACAAGCGCCTCTGTCACTCCTGCTACAAAACCAAATGTAAAAGTTGCACCCGCTGATGAACCGTATATTGCGCGTAAATCTTCAAAAGCTACCATACAATCTTCACCTTTAAAAACATTAAGCATTTCGTGCAATTTATGAATATCAAGTTGTTTGCCAACTACAGGCATTATAAATTTTTCAATTTCTTTTGTGCGCAAATCTTGTATAACAATTGCGCCTGATTTTCCAATATCAATACCTATTGCATATCTCATTTTTGTATTTTTTGAAATGTTATTAATTTTTGAGTTGTCATTACATGAAAAAATCTTTGCTGTGATAAAAAATCTGCATCAATTGCATGATCAGCAATAAATGGGCATATTTTTTCGAAAGTTTCCTCTGTTACATTTATTATATGTAATGATTGTGAAAATGCAACAGATACAACAGGAAGTTTATGTTCTATCATTTCATTTAATAATTCACTTTCACAATCAGCGTTTATCTTTATATTATAACGTTTTTCAAGTTCATCCTCGCGCATCAATGAATAATTACCGTTTGGTTCATAACCAAAAGCGTCTTCTTGAATAACATGGTAATAATTCAAAATACCATTAACATCTTTACCTGCATTAATAAGTATAATTACGACAGGTTCTGGTTCATTATCATGATGAACTTGAAATATGCGTGTAGGTGTTGCATACCCTTTATCAATTAATCGTGTAACGTTTTTTTTAGATTCTTGTTCCTCAACTTTTATTTCCATTTTTTAAAATATTTATATAATGTATAACTTCGTCTTCATCTTTTACTGGAATGAGATGTCCATTTCCTACTACGTATAATCCATCATACAGTTCTAATCGCCGCACTTCGCCTGAAGTGTTTATTTCTATGCCATCTGAGAATTTTAGTATCATATAATTGATGAATAACCGTGTTCTTTTTTTATTATAACTGTGTGCTCATAATCTTTAATTGTATTAGCATGTGTAATAATTGAAATTGTTTGATTAATTGAATTTAATTGTCTTAATATTTCAGCAACACCTACTGAATCAACAGATTCAACTATTTCGTCAAGCAATAATAAATCAAAGCCACCTGATTTACTATTCAAATTTATTAATTTCTGCAATGCAAGTATATTACAAATATCAACACGGACTTTTTCACCACTGCTAAACTTTCCAAAAGCACCTTCAGCAATACCATTTCTTAACAAATCAATGCTGATATTTTCGCGTACTGTTTTACCATCTGCAAGTAATTTAAAACCTTCCATTTTTACAGCAAGATTCGTTTTTATTTTTGTCAAATACATATTAGTAAATGATTCAATAACTTTTACAGATTGGTTTGTAAGATGAGTTTTAAATTTCTTAAATATATATATCCATTCTGTAAGCAACTGTTTATCTTCATTGTTTTTATTAATTTGTTTTTCTATGAATTTAAGTTCACTTTCAGCATCTTTTAGTTTTTCTTTTGTTTTAGTAATGTTTGACTCAAACTTCATTGATTTGATTTTCTCAATAGATTGATTAATACCTATTTTTTGTTTTTCAAACGATTGTATACTTCTATTGCAATTTTCAACATCATTTTCAGTTTTGCGTATTTCAAGTTTTACTTCATGCTGTAAATTTTCAAGTTTTCTGATTTCACTTTTAATATCGTTTTTTGCTTGTTCAATTATTTTTTGTTTTTTACGCTGCGTTTCAATATCTAATTTGACATCTTTTAATTCGTTTTCAAGCAATGGCAAAATTTCCTTGCCTTTTACTACATCAAAATCAGGTTCTGTTGCTACAAATTCATGTTTACATTTAGGGCATGTTACAGAACCTGCTAAGTTCTTTTTCATTTTTGCAATAAGTTCTTCATATTCACTTACATTTGCCTTTAAAGCTTCAACAATTTTTAAAACTTGTGCTTCGTCGTTCTCTACACTAAGCATTTTCTTATTAAATTCGTCAAACGAAAAAGTCTTCAGTTTTTCTTGCGCTTTAGACAGTATTTGTGCATGACCCTTGATTGTTTTATTAAGTTCAATTATTTGTTTGTCTAACGCTTTTATTTGCAGCTCATACTCGCTAACCTTTATTTTTTTGTCAGCTTCAAAATCATTTTCAGTACCTTCATTATTAATTTGATCATTATACACAGAAATTTGACCTTCTATTCTGCTTTTTGTATTTTCAAACTGTGTTGCCTTATTAACAAAATCTTGAACATCAGTATCTACAAGTTTCTCAATGCCATCGATTAAATTTGAATTTGAAAATCTGGCAATTATTTCTTTTTTCTTTACATCGCCTGCAAGCAAAAATGATTGATATTTTTCTTTTGAAACAATAAAGTAATTCATTAAATCATCCTTTGAAATATCAAGCTCATCCAAAATAAACTTATCGTATGCGTTAACAGACGACAATACCTTTTGAACACCATCAATCTCAATTAAAACAGTTGAGCCACTTTTACGATCAAGCGTTCTTGATATTAACATCGTCTGTTTTGAGATAGTATTGTACATAATTATTGCAGTATCTGCTGTTGCACAGTCATTCATAATTAAATCAACTGCCTTTACTTTTCTAAATGATTCACCTGTCAATACAAAACATGTGCCTTCAATTATTCCAGATTTACCTGACCCATTTGACTCTTGACAGTCATCATCAAGATTAATACCTTGAATCATTACTGCTTTACCTGATTCAAAAGTAAATGTTGTATTTAAGTGACTAATGAAATTTTGTAATATCAGCGTTTTCGGTAACCACATATAGTTAATTTTTAATCATTTCTTTAATTTCCTTTTCAATTTTTTCTTTTAATTCAGGGTTATCATCCATAAGCTGTAAAACAGCGTCGCGACCTTGACCAAGCTTTGTTTGTTCATAACTGAACCATGAACCAGATTTTTTAATTATTTCTAATTCAGTAGCCATATCAACTATTTCGCCAATACGTGAAATACCTTTACCATACACAATATCAAATTCTGCAATACGAAAAGGCGGTGCAACTTTATTTTTTACAACTTTTACTTTTGTTTTGTTACCTGTTGCTTCGCCGTCACCATCTTTATTCATAGTTGACTTTGTAACTTCACAGCGAATAGACGCGTAAAACTTTAACGCTTCACCACCCGTTGTTGTTGCAGGGTTACCAAACATAAGACCGATTTTCATTCTCAACTGATTGATAAATATTAATGTACAGTTTGATTTTGATACAATAGCTGTAAGTTTACGCATTGCCTGTGACATCATCCTTGCCTGCAATCCAATTTTTGCATCTCCCATTTCTCCCTCTATTTCAGCTCGAGGTGTCAATGCAGCAACTGAATCTACTACAATAATTGATACAGCTTTTGAATGAACTAACATATCAACAATTTCTAAAGCTTGTTCACCATTATCTGGTTGACTGAATATTAAATCGCGAAAACTAATACCTAAGTTTTCAGCGTATGTAGGATCAAATGCGTGTTCAGCATCAACAAATGCAGCAGTGTCGCCTAACTTTTGCGCTTCAGCTATTGCATGCATTGCAAGTGTAGTTTTTCCTGAACTTTCAGGGCCAAATATTTCGATAATTCTACCGCGCGGAAAGCCACCAACGCCAAGTGCAAGATCAAGACCAAGTGAACCAGTTGAAATTACAGCAATATTAGGCATTGGCTTGTCATCTAACCGCGATGCAGCACCCATTCCGTATGTTTTATTGATTTTTTCAAGTACAGCAACTATTGCTTTTTCTTTTTCTTTATTTTCCATTTTGTTTATATGCTTTAAGGATTGCAAGATAATTAATAGCATCGTCAATAGTATCGTAAATAGATTCATCCTTAACTTGAGCTTCAGCTTCAAGTAAATTTGAAATTCTACTCATTTTATCCATTAATCTGACAAGAATACCTTTTTCAACAGTTACGCCTACAACTGTAGAATTTTTAAAATTTTTAAAAGGGTCAGAATTTATGCCTGCATAGTCAGCATTTTTTCTTTTTGCAGTTTCAAGACAATCAGAAAAAGTTTTTTCTAAACTAACTAATAAAACGTTTTGTGTACTATCCATTTGCCTGCTCATTTTCTGATTTAACTTCAGAATTAACTTCGCCTAACTGTTCAGCTTCAACATTTCCATTTGTAATTTTTACTTCAGATGTATTTTGTTCAGCTTCACTTTCAGATTGTATTAATTCGTCAGGCATTTCTACTTTGTTAGCAGGATCCCAAGTTTCAAAAATTTCAAGTAAGTACCATATTTGATTAAGAGTTTTTTGTTCGCCTTTCATATCTTCAATTTTATTTTCAATATTGATAGGCATGTAAAACTCTACTTCTATTTCTTTTTTTAATAGTTTATTGAATTCAGCGTCAAACTTTTTTTCGTCAATGAATTTTGGTTTTGATGTTTTTTGTTCGCCTTCACCTGTTTCAATCATAACTGGTTTGCCAGTTGCGTCAAATTCAATGAATTTTCTCAATAAATCAATGCGCAATTTTTCATATTTTGAATATCGTTGCATTATTAAATTCTCGTTTTTATGTATTATATACGAGATAGGCGCAGAGAGTATCAGTGATTCTTTTTCTGCATTTGTTTGAAATTCAGTTAACTGATTTGCTAAAACGATTAAATCGTTAATTGTGCATTTTACTTTTCTGTTCATAATAGTTTTATTTTTTTAATTTACAACTTTGTGTTTTTATATCAAATTCTGTTTTATGTTTTTTTCGTAATGCAACTGCTTCTTCGCTGACACCATAGTTCAATAACCAACTGTTTCTACCTTCATGCGTTTTTGGAAGTTGTAGTATTAAACCTTCAGCCCAATTAACTCTATTAACGCCTGACTGTATTTCTGCACTATTAAATTTTATACTAAACGCTGTATCGTATGTTCTGTCATCAATTTCAGAAAATTTCAACCATACTGTACTATCATCTTCTTCTTCAGGCACAGTATAATTTGTAAAAGCAACATAACATTCGCCATCAATATTTCCTATAGAATGAAAACCAAAACCTTCACAAATTTCGTATCTGCACTGCCCAGGTTTTAATTTTTTAAAAATCTCAATAACTGAAAAATCATAAGGTAAACCGCCATTATCATATTTTTCAATATATTCTTTACTATAATTTGACATTTTATTAATTTATTTTAAGTTCAACCATTTATTCATAAAAGGAAGATTTTCAATCCATTTGCAAATACCACCTTTTCCTGACCATTCAGACATGCGATGCGCTTTACGCTGATAATACATTAACATTGCAGTTTGATAATTCATATCATAAGTAGCTTTTTGTAAAAAACCTTCAGGGAGCAATTGTTTCATTTTGCGCAAAGTATCTAAATCTTTATTTTTTC